GCGGCTTTGCAGCTGCCAGCCGATGCCGCGAAATATCTGCCTGAGCACGTTGCCGTAGTACACGCCCGGCGGGTAGTCATCGACGCTGAGCGGGTAGTCGAGCAGCGCGCCCGGCGGGCTGGGCACCGCTTCGGTGCTACCATCGGGTAAAGTGCGCGTAGTCGGCGGCGAAAAGAAGTTACCGAAGGCCACGAGCGGAAACTGCACATCGGTGGCGTCGCAGTCTTTCTGCAGAATGCTTTCCAGTTGCGTGCCATCGTAGTCAATGGGCGCGAATTCGAGGTCGGTGAGCTTACTATCGCCCAGCAGCATGGCCCAGCTCAGGCCCTCGCCCAGCAGAGTGCCCGTGTAGCCGCTTTTGAGGCTAGTAAGCCGGAAAGTACCCGAGAATACCCGGCCCCCGGCCCGCAGCTCGTAGGCGTAATCGGTGTAGTAGCCGAATTTATTGAGCGCCAGCGGGTGCAGCTTATCCACGCCGAATACCTGCGCGTTGCGGCGGCTGGCGGGCAGCGTGAAGGGGTACGAGTACTCGCCCACCCGCGCCGCCACGTCGCTGAGGGCGGCGCGGGCCTGGCTGAATTTTACCAGCCCCTTGGTGCTGGCCGGCAAATCGACTGCCTGCCCGTTGATGAATAGCCAAATCTGCCGCATTAGTTGCTCAGGCCCCGCACGGGGTCGGTTTCGTAGTCCACGGTGACGCTGTAGTTGCCCGTAATCGGGTCACCTTCGGCCGCCACGTCGGCGAGGCGCACGGCCTGCGGGCCGGTGCTGGTTTCCAGCCACGCCGCCGGGCTCACGCCCAACTCACGGCGCAGCCAGTCCCACCCCGCGAAGTCGAGCAGGCCCGATACCAGCCGGGTGGGCAGCGCCACCTCAGCACTGAGCTGCTGGGCGCCGGCCGAATTGGTGAAGCCCGCCGCCGTGCGCTTGCTGCCGGGGTCCGACGTGCCGCCGAAGTACACGGTATCGAAGCCGCCCTGCCGGTTGGCGAACGTGAGCGCCGGCCCGCTGGCGTTGAACTGGAGCCGGGCAAAGCTGTCTTCGGTATCGCGCACGGCATCGCGCAGCAGCAGCTCGCCGCTGAGCGCGCCGGCCGCCACGCGCAGGCGGTCGTTGGCCTGGGTTACCTGCCCGCCGGCCACGTCGTGGCCGGGTAGGTAGTCGGTGGTAGTGCGCGCCGTGGCCAGCCGGTAGCGCACCACCGTGCGCAGGTTGGGGTTGGGCTTACCCAGCAGCCAGGCGGGCACCTTATCGCCCACGGCCACGGGCCACGCGCCGGGGCGGGCGCTGAGCATGTACACGCCGCGCACCAGGGCCGGCAGCTCCATGGCTTCGAGGCCCCAGGCAATCTCACTCTCGTAGACGGTGCGCACCGTGCGCAGGCCGGTCAGGGCGTCGGCGTATTCCTCGCCGTAGCGCACGAAATAGCTCACCAGCCTATCCGGACAGGAGCCATCGGCCAGCGGGTAGGCGTGCCCCGTGAACTGGCGCAGGGCGGACGCGATGTCGAAGGCGTACACGTTATCGGCCCGGTAGTCGAGCGGCAGGCGCTGGGCCAGCACGGCCGGCCCCTTGCTCACCGGGCCGCCGAACACGTTGCCGCAGCCGGCCCACACCTCCAGAAAGCAGCCCCACCGCTGCCGGCGCTGGCTGTGCAGGCCGGCCACGCCCGCCGTGGGCGTCACGGCCACGAGCAGCACATTGCTCACGCTCACCGTGGGCGTGCCCGGCAGGCCCGGCGTGCGGGCCGTGAGCTGCACGCCCTTCGGCCCCGCCGGCCGCAGCACGTAGCTGGCGGCCAGCACGGGCTGCGCCCGCAGCGCATCCAGCAGGCTGGCCGCATCCAGAAACCGGCCCGGCACAATCAGCGGGCCGAAGGTGAATAAGTAGCCATCTACCCGCACCCAGGCCGTGAGGCTGGGCACGGCTACGGCCGTGCTCAGCAGGTTGGCGAGGTCGAGCACCACGCTGGCCGGCGCGGCCGTGGCCCCGACTACCGGCGCGCTGGCCAGCGTGGCCACGAGCGGCACGCCCACCGGGGCCAGCTCGGGCAAGGCCGTGGCCAGGGCCAGGCGTGGGGTGTAGGCGCAGCTGCCATCGTCACTCGTGGCGGCCGGGTCGTAATTGTCGGCGCCGGGGTCGGTGCAGCCGTAAACAAGTGTCGGCGCGGGCGTCGGCGGCGGCGCGCCACCCCCACCCACTGGCGGCGGGGTGCCCGTGCAGTTGACGGTTAAGTCGATTGAAACCGATGCCTCGCCGTTGTCGGCGTTGAGCACGTAGTCGCTGCCGTTGGCCGTGCCGGAAATAAAGAAGGCCAGCTGATTCGTGTTGACGCCGAACCCATCCGACCATACCGCCGCGCCTGACTGCTTATCGGTCAGGTTCACGGTCAGGATGCTGCCCGCAATTACCTTGTTGCAGGAAAAAGCAATCTCACTCACGCCCGTGGTGGCGTTGCAGGTATTGGTGAGGTTCAGAATCGTGGGCGGGTAGCCGCTGCCAGCTGGAACCATGTTACTTACTGGTTTTAAAAAGCGAGAATTGCGCCGACAGCTCGCGGCTCATGAGGTCGAGCGCGGCTTCGTCTAGCAAATGGTCCATGACCTGAGCGCCCAGCGCGTAGGCGGGTTCGATGAAGTGGCGGCCCTTGATGCCGTGCAGCCAAATCGAGCGCTGAATCGCCCACGCAATCGAATTAATGGAGGCCGCGCCCGTGAAACGGCCGTTTTTGCCCCGGTTGAGGCCCCGCTGCTTCACGAATTTTATCAGCGCCTCAATCGGCACCTTCTTCCCGCCGGGCTTGCGGCCGGTATCGAGCCACTGCAAGTAATCCTGGGCCACGATGGTGAGGCCGTAGGTGCCAAACTTGCCGCCACTGCCACGCTGCTGGGCTACCTGGGTAGCGCCCGCGCTGAGCAGCTGCTTGCGCAGGGCGCTGTTCTTGCGCAGGCCGCCGTAGGGGCCGTTATCTAATATCCGCACCATTTCAAGGCAGATAGCGCGGCCTACGTCCAGCAGAATTTCACGAAAAGAGAGGGGCGCGGGCATACAAGCAGAAGCCCGGCCCCCTCTTTTCTTGCTAATCGTGCAGGGCGATGAAGTTGAGCACGCCCCCGGCGGCGATGGTCAGGCCCAGCACGTTTTTAATTTTAAACGTGGCCGTGCTGGCCGTGCGGGCGGTGGGTACTTCGGTGGCATCCAGGCCCAGCAGGGTCAAGCCGGCCGGCTCGGCAATGGCGGTGAAGGCATTATCGGCGAACGCTGCGAAGGGCACCACCACGTCAACCGTGCCAGCGAGCGGAATCTGTGGCAGCGTGAAGCGCACGCTGCGGAAGCGGGCCGCAAAGGCAGCTTGGGCAGTTTGGGCGGCGGTGGCAGTGGCCTGCGCGGCATCGGCCTTGCCCAGCACCACGAGCAGCGCGGCGGCCTGCTGCTCGGCTTTGGCCTGCGCGGTGGCGTAGTCGGCGCGGGCCTGGGTAGCGGTGGCCTGCGCGGCGGCGATAGCGGTTTCGTCCTGACTCAGGCGGGCATCGCGTAGTGCATCGGCGGCGGTGTTCTTGACGATTTCAAGTCGGTTGGCTTCGGTGGCGCTGGCAATGAGCACGTCCTTGGCTTCGAGCGCAGTCAGGCGCAGCTCAGCCGCCGCCTGCTTGGCCTCGCTGGCAACCGCTGCCACCTGCGCCAGCTGCATTGAGCCGGTGAGCACTGCCACCTGCGCACTCGTGCGGTCGGCACCGGCCAGCAGCACGGCGAGCAGCGCCTGCGTGGCCTCATTAATAGCCTGCTGGCTGGCGATGAAGGCCCGCAAAGCCTGCAACAGCATCTCGTTGCGCATCGCCGTTTTTGTAGTGGCTACCTCGTGGTAGTCATCTACGCCCGCCAGATTGCTTAGGCCAGTATTTACCGCTATGGCAATCTGTACAGGCAGGGGCAGGAACGGGCCGCTGACTTGGTCGGGGCCGCTGGTTTGGACAATGCCGGTAGCCTCGTCCAGCTGGTCGAGGCGGGCGCGAATGGAAGGCATAAAAAGCTATAAAGTCAGGCCGGTTTGGGCGCTTATCTGGTCGCGCAGGGCCAGCCGCTCGGCACTGGTATAGTAGGCATTGCAAAAAACGAACAGCTTCATTACGCCCCGCATCCCGTAGCAGATACCAAAATTCCAGATGGCGTTATCAATATAATTCGCTGTGTTAACTACTTCACCTGTGCCAGTTACGTAGGATACTATCCGGTTGCGCGACCTGGAAGAAGACACGATGACGAGCTGGTCGCGGTTCTCGGTGACGTTGCCAATGCGCGGAAATCCTGCCCCACCCTGCGCCAGGCCCCACTGGCCGCCCGCGACAAAAACAAAGTTGGGAGAACCCGCCGCTGTTTGAGAGGGGCTGAATACGGCGGCGTAGTCGTACTGATTAGCTTGGTCCTGGGGCCGAATAAGCACGGCCATAGTCCACTCGGAATACCCTTGCTGCGAGCTAGGAAATAAGGGAATGGCCAGTTCCATGCTTCTATTCCCATTGAACACAACGCCCCCACTGCCCACGCTGGGTTCACCTCCAGCGGCGGCAATCAGGTCGTTGCTTTCGCCGCTGCCATCCACCCAGCGCGTGAGGCCGCCCGCATTCTGTATAAGTGAGCCAGTGTCGGCCGCGTCGAGAAAGACGATGGCGTTGGCGATGTTGTAGCCACCACCCAGGCCATTTTGTGCGTTGAACTGAAACATTACTGAAACATTATTGCGGGTAATAAACTGCGGAGTTAAAATACCAGGTGCCTGCGGCGTAGGTGGCTGTGAGCATCCGGCGCTCGCCAGCGGCCAGCGAGTTTTGGTAGTTTTTGGGGCCAAAACTGCCCGCTGGTAGGGCCAGACTGAGTGGGTTCTGGGTCGCATTTACTACCAGCAGCGTGCCCACGAAGCCATCTGTCGCGTTGGCCAAGGCCAGCGTCGTGTTGACGTTCAGTTCCACGTAAACCGCCGCGTGGCGCTTGCCGGCCACGTCCCAACTCGTGGTGGCGTTGTTGCCGGCCAGCGCGTTGTAGGGAAAGGACAGCGACGGGTCGGCCACCGGCTGAACGGTGCCGCCGCCAGTGCCAGCGCCTAGCGCCGCGCTTATCTTGCGGTCTACGTAGGCGGCCGTTGCCAGGCCTTGCGGCGTGGTCGGGTCGGGCGCCTCTACCTCTGCCCCGCTAAAAACCAGCTTCCCGCCAGCTAATGCCAGGCGAGCGGAAACGCTACCGTCAGTCCACTGAATAGCGTTCGTTCCTATGGTGACAGCAATTGGCCCTTTGTTGCTTACATAAACTCCAAAGGCGCTAATCCGCACCCGCAGAGGCAGGTAGCTACTTGAAAATATAGCATCTCCGTCGTATAGCTGGTCCCGCTGCCAAGTATTCTCGATAGCTAGCTGGCCGTACCGGTTGTCGGCCTGGGCTTTGGTATAGACTGTCGCCAGCATGTCGGTTAGCTCCTGCCGGCTGGGCTTGCTGGCAAGAAACGCGTCAATTTCCGCGTCGGTGTAGCCGGTCACGGGCCCCGCCTGCAAGGCCGACGTGAGCCAGCTGTACTGCACATCGCTGTCAACTTTGACCGGGTAGCGGGCATCAATCGTGAGTGTGCCCTGGCCATCGTCGGTGTAGTCGAGGCCACGCACCAACGCTTCACCGTCTACGCTGACGTTGAAAAACAGCACCGCGTCGGGCTTCACGATAGCCGGCTGGGCACCGGCGACCTGGGCCACGTAGTGGGCATCGTAGTAGGTATTGCCCGCCGGCGTGGGCGTAGGGGTGCCACCCACGCTCGGCGTGTAGGTGCGCGCCAGCGGCACGAAACGCCTCAAGCTATCCAAGTAGCCGAGCACGCTGTTGCCCACCTGACTGAACGAGAGAATGCCTAGTGGCGCAGCCGCATCGCTGGGCAGCGGTTCCACCGGGCCTAGCTCATTTGTCACCTCGCTCACGGGGGCAATGCCTACCTCATCACTGGCGGCCGGGGCAATCAGGAAGTTAGAGAGCGTGCTCGGCGTAACTGCGACGGGCGGTAGCCCTTCGTAGTAGCGCCAGTAGTTGCGAATTGGCTGGGTGGGCACGCCGAACTCCCCGTCAAAGCTGACGTGTTGAATAGATGCGCCATTATTGAGCATGCTATGCTGCTCGCTACGGGCGGCCTCAATCTCTACATCAAGGTCGATAGCGTTCTTAAACACGTTGTCCGCAAAGCGACAGCCGATGATGGCCGCCGCCGGAAACGTGTAGTAGTTCGGCGGGTTGCGGTCATCTTGAGCCGCTACGAAAAAAACGTGACGGCGGCACCCATCGAACAGGTTGCCCTGGATGTTCATGGCCATGGCGGGCATAATCATGCGCTCGCCCTGGTAGGCACCCACCTCGTAGGTGCCATCGAAGCGCACGCCAGCGCGCAGCTTTGTGAACCGATTCCGCTTCACGTTGCAGCGGCTGCCGCCCCCGTAGCTATTAAATCCGGCCTGCACATTGTAGGCCGCCCGGCTGGCCACTCCATCGCGCCCGCTGAAGTCGTTGCCTTCCACGCTGAAGCGGTCATGAAACAGGCCAATCTGGACAGAGCTGGCCGCTGTCGGCCGCACGCGGAACGGCCTGTCCAGCGTGAGCGTGCGCCCGTTGTGGCTCAGGATATGAAATACCTGCTCAGTGCCCGGCCCGTCAATGATGCGCAGCATGTGCTTGCCCGGCACCACGTTCAGGTTGTTTTTGAGCTTGGGAAACTCATCGTAACCGCCATAGTCGTTGGTGAAGGTGGCGTTGAACGTGATGGTGTTGGCCGTGGTAGCAGTGGGCGCGCCAGCATATACCTGCCAGGCACCTTCCGCCAAAATCATTTCGCCTTCGTTTTGGTCCAGTAACGTTTCGAGCGGCCCCACATCACGACCGATGTTGTAGCTCACGCACACGTGGTAGGTTGAACCGTAGTTCAAACCCACTTTGTAGAAGCGCCCCTTCAGGGTTTCCAGCTCGTCCAAGCTGCCGGGCGTCTTATCGCCAAACACATTGCGGCGGCAGGCGGCCTCAATGACGCCGCTGGAATTGAACAGCGAGTCAGCCCGCGAAGCCCCTTCGTAGATGTTATCGTCGATAAGCACCTGCCGGCCCTGCATGACTGTCGAGCCCCCACCTTGCAGCTTGCACTTGCGGATATAGACGTACTCAATGCCGCGCTCCATGTTGAGCGGCACGTTTTTCGGCGCCAGGATATTGACGTTCAAAATTGCCGTGTTCGTGGCTTTCTTGAACATGAGCGGCACCTGCTCAATGGAATTGCCAGGAGCAAACAGCTTACCATCCGGATTGCGGAACTCAATATTCTTAATCCGAATATTATCAACGGTCTGGGTAGAGCCCATAAAACCGAAGTCCCACTTTCCCTGCACAAAGTCCGCTGGCATGATAAAGATGGTGGTCGGGTTGCCCGCGCTATCGAGCGGGGCACCCAGGATTTCACCACCTCCATTATTGAGGTCACCTAGAAAAGCGGCATCACAAACGGTAAAGACGCCAGCCGGCAGGCGCAGGCTTTTCAAACCGTTGCTTCCGTTGAAGCTATCCTGCATCAGCCGCCCGTTGGTATTTACGGCGGCCGTGGACAGGTTGACGTTGACTACGTTCGGAAACGTCTTGTAAAGAATATGGTCCTGACGCGCCACGCAGTTCACCCGAATGGGCTTGCTCACGCCGTAGAGGCCGCCGTGCCGGTTGTGCACGTAGCAGTCCGCGCCCCCGATAGCCAGGCCAGCCGGGGCGCGCACGGTCAGGTAGTCGAGCTTCACCTCTACTACTTCCGCCTCGTACACCTTTTGGTCGATTAGCGACTTAATCCCCACGTAGGCGTTATTCGTGCCGGTAACATCGCCCTGCGCCAGGTAGTCCCCAAAAATGCTGAACAGCTCGCCGGCAACTACTTTGTCTTCGGCCCACCACGCTTCGGCGCAGTTGATGAGCACGGGTTCACCATAGCCCTGCGCATTTTTAGGCCACAGCACGAACACATCGAATTGCCCCAAATTCTTGGGTAGCTGCACCTGCATCTGCCGGGCCGACGTGTTGCGCACCTGCGCTTGGTAAAGCTTACCATGGGCATACACCACCGCCGTGCTGGCCAGCAGGCCCTCGCCGCTTACCAGAATAACATTACCCCCGATGCCGCCGCGGGTCCACTCGGCTACGACGGGTGCGCCAGCAGCAGCTACGCCCCTGGCCGTGATAGTAAAATCAGCCGCGCGCGGCGCGGTCAGGCCAGTGGGCAAGGCCACGGCCGCGGGCAGCGCCGGCAGCGGGGCCACCGGGTCGCTTACGATGTTGACGCGCTCGATAAGCGGGCGGCGGCGCAGCAGGCCGGCAACCTGCTTGGCAATGACTTCCGGGCTAAGCAGAAAAGAGGCCTTGCCGTTGCTGAGCTTCGTAAACTCAGCCCCTAGCGCGGGCGTAGCAAAGTTCATTACTGCTTGCTCAAGCCGGTCCAGCGCGTCGGCGTGGTCGTTCACGGCGGCGCGCACGAACTCTACTTCGGTGGCGAACAATTCATCGTCGGTCACCTTCGGCGGCATTTCCACCGATGTTACTTTCTTGGCTGGCATTATACTTCGGTGGCGAACAGGTCGCGGTTAGTGGTGCGGTCGATTTCCTTCACGAGCTTCAGCGTTAGCTCCACGCGGTAGCCACAGGCTAAATCGCTGCCCGCCTGCCCCGGCAGGGCCAGCTTATTGACGCCCCATAGCTGTTGCGGCCGCTCGTAGCGCAGCTGTTCGGTGAGGCTGTCGGCCCAGGCGTTGGCCTGCTGGAGCATGTGGGCCAGGTCGGCCGCGTTGGGGTCGGCCTGCTGCAAAAGCACCTGCACGGCGATGGTGAAGGAGTCCGACCCCACCGGGCGGCCGGCGTCGATTAGCTCCGAGCCCTGGGGGTCGCCTTCCACGAGCAGCAGCGGGTAGCCCTCGGCGGCTACGGCCTCCCCGGTGAAGGTGAGCTCGGCGCGGCCGATGAGTGAGAAGCGCCGGCCAAGGCCCAGCAGGTAGTCGAAAGCGTTGGCGTAGGTAAGGGGCGCGGACATACAAGCAGAAGCCCGCCCCTCGCATTTCTTGCTAAGGGCGGGCTTCTCACTTGGCGGCCTGGCTGCGGTAGTACTCGCAGGTTTCGAGCACGGTCAGAGCATTTTTCTTACGCGCTGTATCCACGTCCGTCCCAACCTGCGCCGCAAATTCAAATAGGAGGTGCGCGAATCCCCACCCGTCTGGAGCGCCGTTTCCAGCGCCGCCAGCATCGTTTCGACCTGCGCGCTTAGTGCCGAAACAGTGCGGATATTCAGCGCGACACTCGCCGAACTCCGCAAAAAATCGGCGAGCGCAGGCCAGGCAATGCTCATCGGCAGCGTGGCAAAAGCCGCCTGGGCCGCGCTCACTACCTCGCCCGTCTGGGTTTTGCCCTTGGGGCAGTAGAGCACGGCCAGCAGGCCCGGCCCGGCCGTGAGCGGCTGGCCATCGGAGGCGCGCAGGAAGCCCACGAGCGCCTCCATCTGCTCGGCACTGATGCGGTCGAGGTGGCCCACGTGCACGTAGGTGGTGCCCGCGTGCTTGAACTGCGGCACGGCCCCGGTAGCTTCGGGTAGCTCGCCGCTCAGCAGCCAGGGCGCGGCGGCGCGAATGGCGGCGTAGTGCCGAATGTTGGCCAGCAGCGGCTCGGCGGGCAAGCCTACGAGCGCGGCCACGGCGCGCACGCGGGCGGGCAGCAGCTCAGCGGTGGCAATGGCAGCGTAGGCAGCCAGCGGCGTGGTGGCCCAGCTGTCGGGCAGCTTGCCGGTGAGGGTTTCGCCATCGTCGGCGGTGAGGGTAATAGTCATAAGTTAGGAGTTACTAGCTAGGAGTTACCAGACGGTGCCACCGCCTTTTTTGAAGTTGTAGCGGGCAATGGCCTGCGTAAGCGTGTCGAGCATGTCATCGTGGGCAGCCATCGGGAAGCCGCAGCACTGCTCAATAAATGCCGAGTTCCAGGCCCCATCAATGAGCACCACGCGGCAGGCCTCAATGAAGGGGGAGGCCGCATTCACGCGCTGGGTTTTGTCATTTACTGGCGAGGGGGCTTCCACTACGTTGAGCTGCGAGATATTGCGCAGCTCGGCAACCACGTCCTTACCGCTGGCCTTGGGCTCAATGTGCAGTTTGCTGAGCGGGCCGTAGCCGTGCTCCTTCACCAGCTCCATTAACTTGGTTTTAAGTTGGGGCAATTCGAGGCGCATTTCGGCTACGTGGCGCACGTACAGCGTTTGCCCCAGGTACACCGACGCAAGCAGGGCGCTGGCGTCGTTCTTGGTTTGCTCAGTGTAGGCGGTATCGGCGTCGTAGAGCCAAACGGCGTGTTTGGCGCCCGGCACCTTTTCCAGGAAGTCGGGCCAGAGCATGGTTTTAAACCACGCCTTTTTGAGGATACCACCTTCGGCCGGTGTGGGTACCTGCCCAATCTGGCCAGCGTAGCCGTAGCTACCCAGCGCCGCTTTGAGGCCGGCCAGCGCCACGCGGTTGAGGCGGCGCGGGTCGAGCAGGCCATCGACGTAGCGGCTTTTGAGGTGGGCGGGCTTTACGTGCTCGCTCACTTCACCGGGCAAGGAAACGTGGCGCAGGGGCCGGCCCGACTTGAGCCAGATGCCGGCCGGGTCTAGCTCGTGCACGCGCTGCATGACCATTATCCGAAAGGAGCGCGCCTTATCGGTGGTGCGGGTTACGAGCTTGCGCAGGTGGCCGGCCGCTGCATTGCGGGCTACTTCGCTGCTGGCCTCTTCGGGGTCGATAGGGTCATCAATGATAATGCAGTCCCCGTGCATACCCGTAACCCGGCCGTTGGTCGATGTCGAGAAGCGCTGGCCCATGGCCGTATTGCGATAGTTGGTCTTGCCGTCTTGGTCAGCCTTGAACGTGATGCGGCCGGGCCAGAGGCGCTTGAACTTATCGGAGCGCAGACAGTCCCGGCTTTTCAGCGAGTGGCCGACGCTGAGGTCACCAGCGTAGCTACTGCTGATAATGCGGAAGAAAGGCTTCTTGAGCCACAGCCAAGCGGGGAAGAGCTGGGTAAGAATGGTGCTCTTGCTGCTACCGGGGGGCACATTGAAGAGCCCATCGGGTTGCGACTCGTTGCGCTCCCACGCCTCGTACATTTCCTGGGCTTGGTCGCAGAGGTATTCGATATGCCAGTTGACAATAAGCTCAACGGACTCTATCGTTTCCCACATTTCCAGCACGAACTCAAAGAAGCGGTCCTCGCAAATGCTGGCGAGCACTTGGTCGGCGCTGATTTCGGCGAGCTCTTCTTCTAGCTCCAGTTCCTCCGTAGCACTAAGCATCTGCCGCGCCCTCCTGCGCCAGTGCTGCTGCCTTGCGCTTGGCGGCGAGTAGCTCTTTCTTTTGCTCCAGGGTGAGCACGCCCAGAATGGGGGCCTGGGCGATAGGCTCGCCGCCGCTGGTAAGGTCGATTTTGGTAGTGAGCATACCGCGCCACTTGGCCAGGTTGTCGAGCGCGGCGTCTACGTCGCGCAGGGTAAGCCCTACTCCGTTGCGGCCCTCGGCAATACCCTTCACCAAGTCGAGCAAGCCCAGGTCGGCAGCTTTCACGAGGTCTAGGTCCATCCGATATTTCTTGATGGGCGGGCCATCGGCGAGGTACGTAGCGGCCGGGTTCATTTCTAGCTCCACCTGGCAGCGAATAATATCATTGCGGCGGCGCAGCTGGCGGTAGTAGTGGCGCTCGGCTTCGTCCTCATCCAACGTCTGGCGCTTGGCGACGCGCTCTTCAAAGTCTCGCTCGTACTCTAACTCAGCGATGCGCTCAATCAGGGGGCGGGGCACCTTGGTCTTTTCCTCGTACTCCACTTTGGTGTAGAAGTCGGCGAGGTCGGCACGGGCTAAGCGGTCCCAACGGGCGGCTATCTCTTCCACGTTCATGCCCGCGAAGCCGAGCACCGATTTTACCGCTGCTTTGATGTCATCATTTGTAAGCAGGCGGTGAGCTTGCTGACGGGCCGAAATCTCGCTGTAACCGGCCGCTAGGGCAGCTTTGGCACCATTGAGCGTGTCGCAGTAGGCCAGCACGAATTTGCGGCGCTGTGGCGTCAGTTTATCGAGTGCTGCCTTAGCTGTATCCTTTTCCTTGGCCATACAAGCAGAAGCCCCGCGGGCGGCTTTCTTGCTAAGCCGCCCGCCATACCGGGGCACCGTTAGGGGCGCGCTTGCGCACCTCGTGGCGGCGAGCCAGGGCGCGCACCTTGGCGGGCGTGGTGTTCCACAGCTCGGCAAAGTGGGTGGCGGGGTGGTCGGCGTAGTGTTGTTGCAAATAGAGGATTTGGGTGGTGCGGTAGCTGTTGTTCACTGGTAGGGAAAGGTGGCGGGTTGCAGAAATCAGGTAGAGGTGATAATGCGGATAGCTTCGTCGGGCGTGTGCACGATGTGGTAGGGCGAGCCGCGCCAGTTGGCTTTAAACTCAGCTTCGCCGGGCGTGAGCTTGCGGCCGCTGGGTGGCTGGGCTGGGTCTTTTATCTCCATCAGGAAAGTGCGGCCCCGGTAACCGACGAGGATATCAAAGCAGTTCTTTAATTGGTGCGTGTGCAGGACGCTGGCACCCACGGCGCGCAGCGTCCTGACTATCTCGGCTTGGTTGCCATCTACACGCGAGGCGGTGCGTAGGGCCATCTAAAAAGGCAATTGCTCAATCGTGGCGGGGTCGGGCTGGCCGGTGGCGTCGAACTTGAGCGAGTACCAATCGGTGAAGCCGCGCATGTGGACTTGGACGTGTAGCTCACCATCCTCACCAAAAGGCATCGTATCCCGGATGTCCTCCGCCTCTAAGGGCTCATCCTGCCTAGTGAGCCTGTGGCGATACTTGGCCCAAAACAGGGCGGCCAGGGCCTCTTTGCTCGGCAGTACAGCTGGCAAAGGCTTTGGCTGCTCTGGCGACTGCTCTGCCCATGCTGGGTATTGTGGCTGTGTTTTTAGTGGTGTGCGGCCTGCCATGTGCTCTAATTCGCTGAGCGTTGGGTTTTTGGGGTCGAGTGGCGTGAACATTGGCTTATAAAAGGTTGGAGTTAAAAAGGCGTGGAATCAGGCTCGGGGAATAGGGGCGGGCAAACACATTGGTCACGGCGCTGGGTGCAGCGGGGGCAGGCCGGCGGGAATACATTGACCTGGGCGGGCGGCTCGTAGTGGTCGATGACCGCCTGCACGGCCCGCGTGGCCTGGATGGCGTTGGCATCCAGCTGGCTCAGCAGCTCCACCAGCCAGGCGTGGTAAGGCTGCGGGACGTGGCCAGAATCCAGGCTATTGACGTGGGCGCGGATTTCGGCCAGGCGGGCGGCGCACCACTGGGGCGGCATGCTGTTGGCGTGGGCGGCGGCTAGAAAGTCTTTAGCGGTTTTCATCGGTCGGCGGGGTATAGTGGGCAGTAGCCAGGGGCGTGAGCAGGGCGGCCAGGTCGGTGCCGCGTCGGCGGTGGCCAGTAAGCCACAGACAGAGCGTGCGCCAGCGCTTGGCAGCCAAAAGGCGGTCGGCATAGGTTTCGCGCTGGCCGGTGGCCATTGCCAGCCATTGCTCTTCTTTCGGATACTGGCCAGCGCGGCGCAGGCGCTGCTTATCGAGCGCTTCGAGGCGCTCCCAAAAGCCAAGGGGCTTAGCCCGGAAGCCCAGCGCGCCGATTTCTTTCAGCCACAGGAAAAGCAGGTTTTTGAAGTCGCCATCGCGGGGACTAAGTGTGCGCAGCGTCTCGGGCGACAAGGCAGCCAGCGCCACCACGCGGGCGATGCGCCAGGCCGCGTGTACCGGGTGGTGGCGGGGCAGCTCGCTGGACTGGTAAGCTAGGCGCTGAACGTGGGCCATTGCCTTGGTTTTCACGTCGTACTTGTAACGGCGCAGCCAGGTGCCGAAACTTTTGGATGCCAGGTACACCACCTCTTCTGTGGGCTGGCCATCGGGGCCGGGCGGGGGCAGCAGCTCGCCCATGCTGCCTAGGTAAAACACCTGCTCAATCTCGCCTTTGGTCAGGTAGCCCCAGCGCTGACGCAGCAACGTGGCCACATCGCGGGCCATCAGGTTGGTTTCGAGGCCATCCTGCACGGCGTTGCGGTGGTTCATGCGGCGGGCGGCCTGCTGAATCTGGCCGATGAGCAGCCCGTCGAGGTCACGGTCAGAGAGGTCGCGCACCTTCGTAGTGGCCTGAGCCTGAATGACAGGCACGAGCCAGGGCGGCGTAGTGGTGGGATTGTAGGCGAGCAGGCCTTCGGGGCTGGCTGCTGCGGCTGGCAGGCAAACCAAGCCGGCAGGCACGAGCGCGGGTAGAAAGGCGGTAGTGGGGGCTAATTGCAACATGGTGAATTAGTTGATTCGGTTTCCGGCTTCGTCGTACTCGTTCAGGGCAAAGGCAGCCTCGGCAGTGGCCAGGCGCTTGAGCACCGGGCTGCTGGCGGCTACGCCCGTAGGGCAGAGCTTGCGCAGCTGGCCCTTGGCGTGGTCGTTGCGCATCGAGCTGCGAATCGTGGCCAGCCAGTCGATTTTCTTTTTGCCGTTGGCATTGCTCCAATCCAGCAGTGCCGTGTGGTAGTGCAGCAGGTCGGCGCTGGCGTAATCGGCGTAGGTGTCGGGGTTAGCAGCGGTGGCAGCATCCCAGGCCTCCGCGAAGGCGGGGAAGGTGGCCACTGCCGAGAGGCGCATCAGTTGCAGTTTGGCCGGGGGGGCCGCGCAACGGGGGGCACTAACCTCTACTTCGGCTGGCAGGGCGCTAGGCCAGCTTTGCACAATGGCATCGATGTGGGCATAATCCTCTGGACTTTCAACCAGCCCTATTTTTTTTTCTGAGCCCAGCGCGGCGGCGTCAGCCGCGTCGTTGTTGAGAGTATGGAAACTTACTGGAATATTAGATGGAGTATTACTCACGGAATTTCCGGCTAGGGGTAGCGGGTTTTTCCGGCTAGGGGTAGCCGGAATTTCCGGCTGGGCTACCCGGAAATTCCGGGTAGGGCTAGCGGTGTTTTCCGGGTAGGGATTGCTGGCCGCTTTGGCCGCGATGGCCGCCGGGTTCGGGGTAAGCGTGCGGTAGAAGCCAGTGGGCAGGCGCGTCACCACTTTGGTCACGAGGCCCTCTTTTTCGAGCAGCTTTACCGCCACGTTGGCCGTGTCCTTATTGATGGTAAGGCGGGCGGCAAAGTGGGCATCCGACGCATCGCAGCAGCCCGCGTTGGCCGCGTACAGGCTCACGATTTCGGCCAGCACCAACCGCGTGGCCGGCGTGTAAGGCAGGCGCAGTACATCAGCAGATAAGGTGAGGGCGATTTCGGAGGGGTGCATTTTGACAGGGGCGGCGGTGGGGGCCAGTCCCCCGCGCTCAGCTCGGAGCACGGGGGCAGATTCGGGGTAGGCGGCGGGGCTCATGCAGCTGCTGCGAATAGCTCAACCTGCCCTACTTTTTTGGGCTTGGCCGTGCTGGTAATGAGTTCAGTAATAGGTTGCTGCTCGTGAAACTTGCGCAGCACCTGAAAGCACATTTCCACATCACGCAGGGCGCGGTGGGCACCCAGCGCGTTGATGCCGAAGTCGAGGCACAACTCGCCCAGTCCGCAGGCCGCGCCCTTGCTGCGGCGCGTCTTGGCCAGCGCCAGCGTGCAGAGCCACTGGTTAGGCAGTGGGGTGGTGGCACCGCAGCGGGCGCGGGCGGCTTCGAGCTGGTTGCGGTCGGCCCCGATGTTGTGGCACACCAGCACGCTGCCTTCGGCCAGCTTGAAAAAGGCTTGCAGCACGGCCTTTTCGGTGGGGGCGTTGAACACGTCGGCGCGGGTAATGCCGGTGAGCTTGGCCACGTGCGGGTTGAGCTCCTGGCGGCACTGCACGAAGCTCACCACCTTGCCCACGGGCTGCCAGTTCACGTAGCGAATGGCGGCCAGCTCCAGCAGGGCGCTGGGCTTGGGCTGAAATTCCAGGTCGAGCACCGTGAAGTCATCGAGCAGGCCCACGGCCGGGGCGGGCTCACTGGCCAGGGTAAGCAGGGTGGGCGTGAACGGGCCGCCGGCCTTCTCGCTGATGGTGGCCCAGGTGGCGAGGGCACGCTGCTGGCCTTCGGGGCTCATCAGGGCCAGCAGGGCACGGGCGCCGGCTTTCCAGCTGTCGGGGCCTAGGGCGGGTAGCTGCACCTTATCCCAGGGCGCGACCTCAGAAGGGTACTGGCTCGCCCGCACCGAAGCAGTAGGCTGCGGCGCTGCTGACTTCGGCTGCGGCGTAGTAGGCAGCATCGGCGGCGCTGGCTGGCTCGTAGTGGTAGCTGGCATCGTCTCCGATGTTCCACTCGCCGCCGGGGGCGTGGGTGTACTTGGCGGCGTTAGCGCCAAGGGGGATGCAGGCGAGGTTCCAGACGTGGTAGCCGTACTGGTTGAGCTTGCGGTCGAGGCTGGCGCTTTCGGCCGTGCGGCCCGTGTTGCGGTGGTAGCCGGTCCACTCGCACCAGTCTCGGAAGTTTTCGAGCGTGAGGTCCCACGCGTGCCCCCGCGCTTTGGCGCGCTGCTTGCGGTGGCTGTAGATATAAGAGATAGGGTCACGGCGTTTTAAGGCTTGGTGGTGGTGCTTACAGCAATACTTTTTGTGGCTGCCGGCTTTGCTCAGGCAGCCGTAGCGGGCACAGAGCCCGGCTTTTCGTTTGCGGGCCTCCGTGTCGGCCGCCAGGGGTTTCCACTCCCTGGCGGCCTTGGGTGCGGCCCCCGCCATTAGGCTGGCGCGAATAGCTCCGTTTGCTCCCAGCGCAGCACCGGCCGCAGCTTGAGCGGGGCGAGTGGGCGGGCCTTCACCTGGTAGCGGTCAAGCATCCGGCGCACCTCGCTGGCCACGGCCAGCCCCGTGTTCACCTCCACCGCGTTACCTATCATTTTGCGCTGGTCTGTTTCAGTGCCCAGCAGCGTGTACCAATCGGGGAAGCCTTGCCCACGTAGCGACTCGCGCACGGTGAGCATGCGGGCCAGCAGGTCTACCATGCCCACCTTGCGGCAGGCAGCCTTTAGCCGTAGCATGGCCGGCGAGTCGCCGGGCTTATCCACTACTTTCTCCCCGGCCCTGCCCACCTGGTAGATGCCTTGCAGCAGCCGCGCCTGCGGGTTGCTGGTGAACGTGAGTGTGGGGCGCAGCAGGCTGCTCACTTGGTTGCCGTGGCTGCCGAGGTAGTGAAAGAAGCACACGTTGTGCGGGCGCTTCGAGGCCAGCAGCGTGCTTAGCCCTTTGGCCGCCGGCCGGCCGGGGTTCACGAACTGATTTACGTAGGTGAAGCCGGGCACCGGCATCTTGCCCGAGGCCACCAAAAAGCGGGCCTTGGTGGGCAGCGTCTGGAGCGACCGGCCAGCCGGCGTCGCTCGGCCACTCTTATAATAAGGACAGAGCAGGACGGGGCGTACTACCAAGGGCGTGCGCTGGCACATGAGCGTGTGCAGGGGTCGAAAGGCTGAGTAGCCGGGGTTCGGCTTGCCCGTGGGCGGGTTGCTCACGTACTTGAGCATCCAGGGCGCGGCATCGGCCCCATAGCGCTCCACGCCCTCGGCGAGCCGATTGAGCGTAGCGTCAACGTAGGGCTTTTTGCGCGTGAAAACCGACTCACCGTAATTACCTGGCTCCAAAATCTCAATGGCCCCGCGCCACTTCGGCAAGCCACCGCGGCCGTGCTCATCGTGGGTTTTGGGTGGCCAGGTGATTTTGATGCCAGCCCGGCTGAAAATGCCGAAGTAGCGGCGGCGGGCCTGCGGGCTGCCGTAGTCGGCGGAGTTGAGCACGCGCCACTCGTGATTCACGTAGCCCATTGCCCGTAGGGTAGCCACCCAGCGGTCGTAGTATTCCCCATTTCGGGTCTTGTCTTTTACCAGCAAGGGCTGCATGGTGCCGGTTTCCTTGTCGAAACCATACTGCACATTGCCATCGGCGTCGAGCAGTTCAACCAGCGGTCCCCACTCAACAAATTCGGGCACGTTTTCAAACGTGGCGATTTTCGCATCACATGCCACCAAGTAGCGCGGGGCTTCCTCGGCAAGGCCGCGCACCGAAGGGTCTACCGGCCGGCCGCCCTTGGCGCGGGAATGGTCACGGCAGTCGGGCGACATGTGGAAGTAGTCGGCCAGGCCCAGCGCCTCCGCGTGCTGGGTGCGCACGTCGGCGCGGAAGTGCCGCGTTTGAGGGAAGTGCACGGCCTGGCTGTCGAGCGCCAGCTGCCAGTGATTGAGGGCGGACTCTACTTTGAAGCCGGCCAGGTATTGGGCCAGCGTCATGCCGCCGGCCCCGCAGAGGGTATCTAGTGCCTTGTAGCCGTTAGGCGCTACCAAGGGCATTTTATTAACTGAAGCATTCACAAGTAGGGCGCAGCAAAGCGCCCCGCCACCTCACCGGCAGCGGGGCAGGTGAGGGGAATTAGGCAGCAATAGCGGTTTCGGCTTCCGGCTCTTCGTCCGTATCCTGATTGGCGCTGAGCACGTCGCGCACCTCCGAAAGCGCGGCGCGCAGCCGGTCGATGCTGGCGTTGGCATCCTCTACCAGCAGGGCGTACTCGGCTACGATTTCTTCCCCAAGTATCCCACCGTACTGGTTGAGCTGCTGGTGCAGGTGCTCACGCAGCTGGCCGGCCGTGTTGCCGTTTTCGCGGTCCTCAATAGCCCCGCGCAGCTTAATAATGGCTTGGCGCGCCCGCTCCGTATCCAGCTTGTTGATGCCGATAAGCAGGTAGGTTTTCTCTTTGCGGGTAATGAGGGGATGGTTGAGTAGGCGGTTAATAGCTTCGCGCTGCTCATCGGTGGCGACGGTAAAGGCCACGTTAGCCAAGGCGGGCTGCTCAATAAATTCAGCCACGAGCGTGGTATTGTCGCCCGCATCTTTCAGGCCACTGGTGCGGGCGGCGGTGGCGGCGGCCTGCTGCGCGGCCTGCGCTACGCGGGCCTTGGCGGCTTCCTTGGCATCGAAAAGGGCCTTTTTCTCGTTGCCCGTGAGCTTGTCCCACAGGTTTTTCACATCGATACCCAACGCGGCCGCCTCAAACTGGCGCGTGAATTTGGCCAGCACCTCAGCCGGAATCTCAGCGGGGCCGGCAATGCTTGGGGCGGACGTGGTAGAGGCTACCGGGGCGGCGGAATTGCTCTCGGCGCGCATCACGGGCGGCGTGCTCGCCGCTGGCGCGTTTCCCGTTGGGGCGGGCGCGGCAGCTGCCGGGGCAGCCGGCTCTTCGGCGCGGAACGAAACAGGCGGCATCTCATCCTCGCCGTACACGCCCAGCTGGTAGAAGTCGGTGAGCTTGAGCACGGCCCGCGAAAGCGCCCGCTTTTCGGCCATTTCCAGGTAGTAGCTTACCTGGCAGTTGGCTTTGCAAGCCGAGCCAAAGGTTTGAATCGTGAGCTTGGTAGCCGTTTTGGCGTCGCCTACCTTCACCTTGCGGCTGGCCGTGGCCTTCACGGCCGCGAAATCCAGCTCAATTTTTTCAGCGTCGAAGCCCACTTCGATGCCGGCTTTGTACTGAATTTTCTCAATACCCGTGCGCGAAATCAGGAAGGATTTCGACTGCTTATGCTGATAGAAATCAGCCCCGGTTAGGCCGTACTCGGCGGCGAGTACGCGGGCAGCTTGCAATTGTTCAGCGGTTTGTGGCATACATTTGTGCCCGAAGGCGTTTAGCGTTTTTGAAGAATTGGAGCCGGCCCGTGCGAGGGGCTGGCTCTTTTTTGTTTAGCGGCAGTGGGCTGCCAGCGTGAGCAGCAGGGCCATGCCAGCGAGGCAGGCGGTATCGGCTTTGGCGGCGGCGCGGGCCTCGGCGAGCAGCCGGGCTTTGGCGGCCAGTTCGCCCAGGCGGCAGCGGCAGGAGAAGCGGGGCGCTTTCATTAGGCGGCGGCTTCTAGCTGCTGAAAGGATTCAATCTGCGCGTTGGTGAAGCGGCTCGGGTCAGCGTCGTAGGCCTCGGCTTCCAGCTCTGCGAGCTTGCTTTGCAGTTCAGTCAGACAGGCCTCGGGCGTCTCGGCTTCGGCCACGAGCAGAAACTTGCCTAGGAGCTTAGCCTTGCTGCTGAGCGCCAAATCCCACACCTGCACGGTGTAGTTGGTGATGGCGGCCACCTCAACGCCCTGACGGCTGTGCGCGGGGCGGTGGGCCACGCTGGTATCGGCCAGGTAGTTGGTGCTGGCTGCCCACACGCGGGCCAGGGCCTGGGTGCGGAATTGCGACTCGGTGAGCGAGGCGGAGGGGGCTTCGGCGACAAGCACCACGCGGTAGTTGGGGGTATCTTCCATTGTGCGAGAAGGGAATGAGGGTAAGGCGATTAGAGAAGGCGGAAAAGCAGGGCGGCCATCGTGGCGGCGGAGGCCAGCAGCCAGGGGCCGGGGCAGCGGAGGAAGCGGGGCATGGGCTAGGCGGCTAGGGCGGGCTGGCCTTCTTTGCGCTGGCGGTAGTCGATGCACGACGAGCGCAGGTACAGGCACTTGGTACCTTCCTTTTTGTAGGTAATGCGGCCTTCCTGCGTGGTGCCGGGCGCATCGGCCCGCACGTAGTCGGCTAGGGTAGAGCGGGCCTTGATGCCGGTGGTGCGCAGGGCGGTGGCCGTGTCGAGCCATTCTTCCTGGCTGCTCACGTAGGCTTCGAGCAGCTTTTCCAGGCGCTCAATCTTGCGGTCCCGGATAGCCAGCTCTTCGCGGGTGACGAGGTCGAGAGTGGGCATTGTTCTACAATTAAATAAATTTAGAATTTATCAGAACAAGCAGGGCAAAAATTATTCGAGCAAGCTTAGCGCCTTCTCTACAAGTTCTGCGGCCAGCGCCGGTATTGTGGGTCTTTTCAAGCCGCGTATTACGCGCTTAGCTTGCTCCGCTTTAAGCTGTTGCTCGATGGCGGGCGGCACCTTCACGGTGAAACTGTAAGCCTTCATGGGGGAATGATTAAGATGACAATACAATGATAAGAACTTTTTAGAACATAAGCAAACTATTTACATCATTTCACTTCATTTTGTTTTGTTTTGTTGTACTTCGCAGTAAATTCTTCTACTGCGAGCTATGAACTCACCATCGACTACTAAGCAAAACCAAGCCACTAGGCTGGCGAATCTTCGCCAGATGCACAATAAAACTGTCCGAGAGGTAGGCGAATACATAGGCCGGGCACCATCGCAAATACTTCGGTATGAGTCTGTGGCAAAGGCTGATATACGCGACATAGTTGATAAGCTAGCCAAGCTTTACAAGGTAACAGCCGACTTCATTCTCTACGGTGAGGATGGCCCGCCTGAAGCAGTTCTCGAAATGCGGCGCCAAGTTGCCCAATTAGGAGTAGCGCCTACGGCTCCTGCTGTGCGTTTGCAAGCGGGCGATATCGAAGTAATATTTGTTCGGCGAGTGCCAGTTGCGGCCCGCGCTACGTTTGCCGAAACGCTTACCGATGGAATAGATGGACTGGATGAGTTTGAAGAGGTGCCTATCCAAAACCCTACCGCCGAGCTTCGTAGGCCTGGTAGCCTAGAAATAGTAGTAAACGGCGACTCTATGGAGCCAACGCTACGCAGTGGCTGGAGTGTAGCAGCGCACCGCGTCGACAAGGCCGATTTCAAATACCTGCCCAGCGGAATCTACGCCGTTGTTTTCGGTAAGTACTTCGTTATCAAAAGAGTAAAAAGTAACGACCTGTTAAAAGATGGTACGTTGACCTTACATTCCGACAGTGATAACGGCGGCACTTTAGTGGTGCCAGGTGAAGAGTTGCGCGGCATTTGGAAGGTAGTTAAGGTAACTGACGGCCCACTCAATTAACCATGCCAGCCTCTTTCAAGCTCATCTTAGCCCCCGCCGCCGACCGCGAGGGCCTGCACGATGTGCGCCTGCGCATCACGGTTAACCGCGTCGTGCGCTACCTCAATGTGCCCGGCGTGGCCGTGGCCGCCAAGCACTGGAACGAAGCCCGTAGCCTGGCCAAGCCCGCCTACTTCAAAACCAGCCACCGCCAGCACGCCGACTTAGAAACGACGGTGGGCACCTTTCTGGCCCGCGCCCAAAAGCTGGGCCGCGACCGCCCGCAGCTCAGCGCCGACGAATTGAAGGCGCTGCTCGCCACCGGGGCCGACCTCGTGCCCGAGGCCGCGCCAGTCGAAGTCGATTTTATAGATTTTGCCTATAAAAGCCACGCCCGCGACGATGCGGGCCACTTCGCGGTGGCCACCTGCGAGAGCCGCCTGGTGCAACTCAACAAGCTGGCCGCGTGGTGGGGGTGGGAGGGAGGCCAAAAGCCGCTGCCCGTGAGCCAGCTCACCGAAGAGACGCTGCTGGACTTCGAAGCCTACCTGAAAAGCAAGCTCGGCAACGGCCCCGGCACCCGCCGCAAGGCGCTCGATATTCTGAGCATCTACATCGGTCGGGCCATCAAGCGCAAGGTGCTGGCCCGCCACGCCAACCCGCTCGACTACTACGACCTGCCGCAGCCCGCCCCTAAAAAGGTCTGGCTCACCGAAGCTGAGCTGCAAGCCCTGGCTATGGTAAAGCTGCCCGCCAAGCAGCAGCTAGCCCGCACCACCTACTTTATTCAGTACTACCTGCACGGCTCGCGCATCGGCGTGGTGCTGCGCCTCAAGTGGAAGCAGCGCGCCCACGGCACGGTGCGCTTTACCATGGATAAAGGCGATGGGGAAAAAGTAGTGGAAGAGAGCCCGCAGCTCACCGCCCTGCTCGACTCGCTGCTACCGGCCGATGGCACGGCCCCCAACCCCGAAGCCTACGTGCTGCCCTGGCTCTACCACCGCTACGAGCAGTTGAGCCCGACCAAGCAGCTCCAGGAAATGAAAAAGGCTACATCGGCCGTGAACATGAACCTCAAGCGGGTGGCCGCCAAGTGTGGTATTACGGCCGCGCTCAGTAGCCACAGCAGCCGTCGTACCTTGGCCGATGACGCCGACAATACCACCGGCGACCTGGGTATCGTGCAGGTAATGCTGGGCCACCACAGCCGGGCAACTACCGAGAAGTACACCCGTGGCCGCCACACGCCCGCCGTGCAGGCCGGGGCGCGCAAGGTCTACGAGGGCCGGCCGATGCCTGAAATGGAAGCCGAGTAAAACACTGGTAAAACAAGGGCCGGTTACGCACGGTTAACCGGCTACCGATTGCGACCGCCGGCGTCGTCGAAGCATCGGTGAGCTAGTTACCGGCTGTGGTTACCGAATCGCTATTTCCTAACGCGACCACTAAAAAGGCCCTCACGCTAGCGTGAGGGCCTTTTTTCATTTTAATGTGGCAATTTCTGTGGCAGTTCTTACTTAACCTGCCCGGCGTTACGGTCTTCTGCCCGCTCATTCAGGCGCTGTTCTATCTCGGCCGTATCTTCCTGGTCCCAGCCAATATATTGTCGATTGGGCAGGGCGCGGATAGCATCGCGGGTCTCGCGCAGCAGCTGTACTAGCTCCTGGCCATCCGCTTTGGCGCTGGTGGTGGCCGATGGGGTAGGGGAGCCGCCGAAGGTGCCACCGTCCTCGTAGTAGCCTTCCTGCCGGCGCACGGGTGCGCCGCCCCGGTGCAGGCTCGTATCAATCAGCTCATCGACCAGATGCTTGTTATTGGCGTAGGTGTCGCGGGAAAGAATCATGTACGCCTCGCCCCGTTCCCACTCGCCCAGGTGCTGCCCGGTGGCCCCATCGACCATTTTAATGCCGCCGCCGCTGTGGCGCTGGCCCACATCAGCCACGCCGGCCGTGGGATTGATGCGGCCGCCGCGGGCGAATTGCTTCACGCCCCGCCAGGCCTGGCCAGCGGCCCGGCTGATGCGACTAGCCAAGCCGGGTTTCGCCCCACCAAACACCCCACCATCCTCAAACTCGGGAATTGGAGTGGCAATGATTTTAGCGATACCCGCCGCCGCCGTAGCCCCTGCCGCGATTTGCAGCGGTATGTTGGGGGCAGCCTTGATTACGGCCAGCGCGCCAGCAATAACGGCCTGGGCAATATTGAAGGTCTTTTCCTTCTCGGCCGCGTCCTTTTTAATAGCGCGGGTTTTCGCATCGTAGTCCGATTCGATGAGCGATTTCTGCGCTTCGTAAGCATCCTTGCTAACCAAACCAGCCTTGTACTCAGCATCTAGCTTTGCCAGGCGCGTTTTCTTATCCTTATCGAGTTTAGCTAACTGCCTATCGGAAGCTATTTTCTCGAAATCTTCCGTCGCTTGCAGAATGGTGCTCGTGAGCCCGACCCCGAACTCTGCGCCGGCTTTATCACGCTCGCGGGCGCGGTCGGCGTATTCGTTTTCCAACGCCTCTTTATCAGCTAGATACTGGCGCGAAAGTGCCAGCTTCTGCGCATTGCTGAGGTCCATCCGCAAATACTCTTCCGAGTACTGACGAAATAGCTGCTCCTGCCGCACCGCCTGCTCATCATTGTCGGCCTCAACGCGAGCCTGGCTAAACTCGCTGGAGAGTTGCCGGCGCCGGGCAATGCGTTGCAGGGCAATGCTGTCGTCAATCTGGGCGATACGCTCGGCAATCTGCCGCTGCTGCTCTACCCGCTGCTCCTCCAGTGCCAGCAAGTCCAGCTGAAGCTTAGCCTGCACCAGCCGGCGCTTCTCGGCCGCGTTCTTATCGGTATCGAGGATTTTATTCTGCGCACTGGCTGCCGCGGTACGTAGTTCTGCCGCCCGACGCTCAAACTCGTTTTTGATGAGTGCATTCTGCTGCTGCTGAATGGCTAACTCCTCTTCAGTCTGCTTCTGCGCGGCGGCCCGGCGCACCTCCAGCACGTCCACGGCCAGTTTTGCATCGATGAGCCGGCGCTGCTCAGCCACCTGCTCAGCCGTGCCCTTGGCCGTGGCCTTTTCCTTTTCGGCGGCCGCCGTCAGCTGCTGGATGCGCCGCTCGGTTTCGTCGGCCAGTAGCCCGGCTTTGAGGTCGGCAATGCGTTTCTCCACCTCCGCCTGCTCTTTGGCCCGTTTCTCGGCCGCGTCGCGGGTTTTCTTATCGTACTCGTCCTGCAGCTGGCGCAGGTCGCGCAGGGCCTCGGCTACGATAACCTTTTTATCGCCCGCCGTTTTCTTCTCGCCCAGCAGGTCGATGTCGCGTTTCGTCGTTACCAGCAGCTTTTTAAGGCGTAGCTCTTCGGCTGAGCCAGACTCGACCAGCGCCAGCGCGGCCCGAATGTTGGCCTCGCGGGCTTTGAGGTCTTCGAGGCCGTTTTTAGCGTCGGTGGCCTTACGCTCGGTATTAGATTTCTCGGCAGCGGCCCGGCGCCTGGCTTCTGCCTCGAGCTGCAAGCTGGTGCGGTGCTCCAGTTCTTTCAGCGCGTCGTAATTGCGCTTTTCGGTAGCTGCTTTCTCCTGCGCGGCGCGGGCACCATCCAGCCCGGTCAGCGTATCGAGCAGCGACTGCCCGTTGGCCTTGGCGTTCTTAGCCAGGTCTGAAAAACTACCGTTGGGGTCGAGCTTGAAATCGGCCCCGAAGAAATTAGCTACCCGCTTGCCTACATCGAGCAGGCCCGTAAAGCCATCTACGCACAGCTGCACCTGCGTAATTACCAGCTTGAGGGGCAGCACGACCGAGATGGCCATCACCTGCCCGAACACGTCGAGAATGCTCTTGCCGCCGCTGATGCTGCTAAATAGCCTACCCAGCAGCGCAACAAGTGGGGCTGCCTGCGCTACCAAACCACCGAACAACTCGCCTAGGGGCCGCAGCATTTTACTGAGGCTATCGACGGCCGCCCGGAACGTCTCGCTCCGGTCGTAAAGCTGCTTGAGGCCGAAAATAAAGGCTGCTACAAGTGTGAGCACAAACCCAATTGGGTTGGCTGCCATCGCTGCATTTACGCCCTCCTGCGCGGCCGCCAGCGCCCCATTGGCGGTAACCAAGCTGTACTTACCCTCTATTTCGGTGAGCACACCCAGGGCCACGAGCTTTTGCAGGGCCAGGCCCTTTAGCGTGTTGAGCTGCGCGCCAATCTGCTCGGCATTGTAGGCCGCGATGGCCAGAGCCAGCAGCCCGAAGGCTACCCGGTTTTCGGACACGAAGCCCGGCAAGGCCCGCAGCACCTCCACGACCATGGTCGTGTACTGGAGCACCTTCAGGTACACGGGCAGCAGCTGCTCGCCTAGCTCCTGCCGGTACCGGGTGAAGGTTTTCTCCGACTTCTCGACCTCAGCGGCGGCGTTGGTGTTTTTCTTGGCAAATTCATCGAGCAGGCTGGTGCCTTTGGCGTACTCGGCCGAGGCGAGCGCCTGCTTCTGGCGCACGAAATCGCTCTTATCGGCCAGCAGGCTGATAACTTTCGTGGCTTCCTGGCTCTTAATGCCCAGCTTGTCGAGGGTCGTAACAATTTCCGTCTCGCTGGCCCCCTTCAGTGAGGCGGCTAAGCGGATAATTACTTCGTTGGGGTCATTGTTAATCAGGTCTTCAAACTCCTTGGTGGTCATGCCCAGCTGCTTACCAAAGTCGGCCGTGCCCTTCGCGGCCGTGAGCAGGATGTTGGTGAGGCCACCGGCCGAGATTTCAGCCGACAAGCCCAATTCCTGAAAAGCCGCGCCCAGGCCCAGCGTCTGGGTAATCTGCGGGGCCAGGTTGCCGAGCTGACCGATGCGGGCCGCGAAATCGGCGATGACCGGGCCGGTGGCGGTGCCATCCGCGCCCAGGGCGTTTACTGCTGAGCCAATTTTAGTAATTGCGTCGGCCGGGCTCACGTCGGCCGTCTCCTTAAACAGCTTCTGCAAGCCGCCCAGGCTCTTGGTCACGTCCTCGACCCCGCCCGAAAACTCATCGCCCAGCGCCACTACGGCCTGGTCCACTGCCTGCGTAAAATCTACGGCCTGGTCTTTGGCAATGCCCAGCTGGCCGGCCGCGACGGAGATGCCTTCCAGGTTTTCCTCCGAGGTGCGGGTGTCGATATTTTCGAGCTGGTCGCGCAGGGCCTTGGCCTCAGCCGTGGTCAGGTTCAGCGACTTCTCCATATCGGAGATAGAATCGCTGCCCTTCACGGCCGCGTTAATCGACTCGGTGCCCAGCTGCTTGAGGCTGCCCACGACGGCCTCAATACCTAGCTGGATGCCGGCAAAGCCCACCGCCTTCTTAACGAAGTCACTGAAGCTGAAGCCCGCATTATTCATGGAGGCGCGCACCTCGTCTAAGCCCGACCGCACCTCGTGCAGCCGGTTTTCGACGCTTACCAGCTCCTGGCTCTTGGCGATGTAGGCGGCCGTGCCAGGCACCAGGCCATCCAGCTCACGTCGGAGTTCGCGCATGAGCTTGCCCAGCTGGGTGGTGTTTAGCCCAGCCAGGCCCAACTCATCGCGTAGCTCGCCAATACGGGCATTGACTTCGCGCAATTCTTTGTTGGCGGCGATGTACTCCTCCGTGCCGCGCTTCATCTCCTTGAGCCCTTGCGTGAGCACCAGGGCTTTGCGGGTGAGGTTATCGAGTTCGGTGCGCGACTGCGAACCGTCGATATCCAGCTTTATCTGGACGTTATCCTGTCTTACTTGTGCCATTAGTCAATGCGAAGGGTAGCGGCCATGTGCGTGCCGGTGGCAGCCAGGTAGCGGGTGGTTACCGCGTCGATGAAGCGGTTGATACTGGAGTAAAAAGTTTTGGCGAACCAGGTCTTGGGGCGGGCCTGCTCGCCGTCGCGCAGCTTGGCGCGGGCGATGCCCCAGGCAATGCGGTTGATGGCCCGGCTGCTCACGGGCAGCACCTTCGAGCGGTCGGTGTAGCCCGGTATGTAGTCGAACTTGCTCAGACCCACCTTTTTCACGTATTCCTCAATCGCCTCAATGGGCGGGGCCTTGGTGCGGGTGATGCCCTTCATATCCTTGATGCGGCCGTACTGGTGGAACAGCACGCCCATGCTGGCCACGTGCTCGGCACTGGCCGCCACTACCTGCGAACTGAGCGACTGGAGCAGGTCTTCGGTTAGCACCAGGCCCTTGGCCTGAATGGCGGCCGCGAGCAGCTCCAGCGCCCGGGCGGCGTAGTCGCCCACTTCCTCGTCGAGGATGCGCTTAAACTCGTCTTGATAGTCTGCCATGCTCCCAAATAGGCAGAATCAGCAGCCCAGGTGTAGGACGAAAAAAGCCCCGGCTTGAGGCCGGGGCTTTCGCTAAAGTATTTGCCACTTTACCGTGGGCGGGTCGTACTTGTACCAGGTAGCTAGCCAGGGACAAAGCTTAAAATAATCGGGGCGCGTGATACGGGCTTCTGTCTGGCCCGCGCCGCGCAGTACCCGGTTCCACCAGCGCGTAAGGCAGCCGGGGGTTACGTGCGCCTGGCGCTCTACCTCGCCAATGTTAATACGCTGCCAGTTAATTCCTAGCTCCGGCTTTTCAGGGTCTACTAAGGATTCACCCCAGGCACGAAAGTGGTCCAGCCACTCATCCCGTTCTACGTCCTTAGCCATTTACCTCAAAAAAGTCGCGTAGCTCAATAATCGTCCAGGCTACGCACCGTTCAAAATCAGCCAGCCAACTAGCCGCGCTGGGCCGCAGCAGCAAGCCGGGCTGCAACGTGACGGCCAGCCACGGCAGCGTTGCGGGCTGCTCGGGCGAGGCCAGCCAGTTGTCCGGCGTGTTAAACCCGAGCTTCTGCACCACCAGCTCGTAAGTAGTAAGGTGGGCCTGCGTGAGGTTGTCCCAGACCTGCTCAGCCGCCGCCGGCGCGTAGGCAACGCCGCAAAAGGCGAGGATTAGCGCCCCGTCGTGCACCGAAAATACGGCCCCGCCCTCAATGCTGGTGACCTGGAACGTGTAGGCCCGCTGGCCGGGCACCGGGCCGCCGCCAGCCAGCACCAAGGGGCGCAGTGCCGGCAGCGCGAACTGGGCTTCGGAGAGCGGCGAGGGCTGCGAGTGGCCGCTGGTCATGGTAAGAAAAGTGAGCGTATCCATTCTGTTGCTTATACTTGTGGCTCAATCGGATATTATTCAATCGGAGAAAAGCCCGGCCAGCTGGCCGGGCTTTTTTATTAGTCGGCCACGGCTATCTCCCAGCCAAAGCGGGCCAGCACCTCGCCGGCGCGCATATTGTCCATGGTGCACCACGCTTTCCAATCGCCTTCTTCCTCGATTTGGTGGTCGTGGTAGAACAGCTCAGCATCTTTGCGCAGTGCCGCGAACACCTCGGCCGGCACGCGGGTGCGCAACTCGAAGTAGGTGAGGCCGGTTTCCCAGCAGTGGTGGCGGCAAAAGCTGGCGTGCTGGTCACTTTTAACAAAGCGGCCGTTGCCATTATCACCGAGCACAAAAGCCCCAGCCAACAAATCGGGGCGGTTCCATAGTTGGGCATCGGACTCGGCCCGGTGCAAACGCTCCATTTGGCGGATTTCGTCCATCTGGGCAGGAGTCAGCTTTTCAGTATTGAAGTAAGGCGCGAAATATTCGCGGTACTGGCTCCCGAGTCCCACGCCGACGACTTTGCACAGCTTACCCTGATGCAGCACGCCGACCACGTGCCTCGTGTCTTTGCCTGGCATAATTACCTCAAAAACCGACTGCTCCACCTTGGCAATCTTAGCCGAGCGGCCCTCGGGGTCGAGGTAGTCGAGGTACAGCTCACGGGCGGGGTGCTGCGCCTCAAATACGTGGCACCAGTTGTCGGCATCATCAAAATCACCATAGGCGATTTCGAGTACGTACCAGGTGTGTTGCTGCTCGCCAACGCGCACCAGCACCTGCGAAAGCGCCTGCTCTTCCGTGCGGGTTTCTTTTGATTCCAAATACTTGACATCGAGCACTTCGGCTACTTGACGAACCTGCGCAACAGGCAGCCCGTCACGGGTTTGGCGAACGCTGGAAATGATGAGCTTGCGGAACTGCTCGCGGGCCTCGGGGGTGTTGGTGAAGGTTGACATGGTGTGTGAGCTGTGAGGGTGATTTGATATGTCAAAGGTACGTCGGCCGTTCTTATGTATCCAAATTCTGGATACATAAAAGCGCATTATTTTCATCAAAAAAGCCCCTCTCCTTGCCAAAGGAGAGGGGCCTGTCTAAAACTTACCTTTTAAGTTAAGCGCCACCTGAGCAGCATCCGGAGCGGGGCCACCTTCGCACTGGCGATTTCCCAGCCCACCGCGCCGCCGACGGCGACAACCAGGTATACCCACCAGCTCACGCCGGCATCCACGTGCGTGCTCGTGGCCACCGCGCCCGGCCCGAGAGCCGCTGTGCCTTGGCGCTGGCCAGCCTTGCGCGCATCGGTGGCGGTGCCGCCGTTGGTGGCCACCGGCGCGGCCGGGCGGTTGATGGCCGTGGCACCGGGGGCGGTGGCCACGCTGCTGTTTTTGATTTTAGTGGGCAGCACGCCGGCGCGGGCCAGGTTCTGGGCCTGGGCTTTTTGCCATTGCCGGCGCTGCCTGGCAGTCGAGCCGGGCGGCGGCGGTACCAGGTACGCCGGCAGGCCGGTGAGGTCGGTGGGCAGCCAGCCGGCCAGCGCCGCCGAGTCGAGGCGCTGCACCAGGCCGGGGTTAGGCGCTACCAGGGCGGGCGCGTGGGCCGGGGCGACCGGGCGGCTGCTGGTACAGCTCACGCTACCTAGCAGCACGACCAGTAGCAGCAGGCCGGCAACAATGGCAGCCGAGAAGCCGCCGCAAAAACAGGCGATATCGCGTTCTTTTACAAGCATTATAGTAAGGTTAAGACAGGTAGAGCGCCGCTTCACGGCCCCGGCGCACGGTGAGGCCCTTGCTGACTTCCTTCAGCTTGGTTTTGGGATTGGTGACCTTGTTCCAGGCCCCGAAGGCCGTTTTGATGGTCGTGGCATCGGTGTTGCCGGCATTGGCCAGGCGCAGCACGCTCGACTGGCTGAAGCCAGCGGTGCCGATGTTGAAGCACAGCGACACCATGGCATCGAACTGGTTTTGCGTGACGGCGCGGGTGAGGCTCTTAGCCACGTGGGCGCCGTATTTCTTATCCACGTCGGCCTGGAGCAGGGCGCTGGCCTCGGCTTCGGTGAGCGTGGCCGTGTTGTAGCGGGCTTCGGCCGGCAGAATCACGTGGCCGTAGCCGATGGTGGGCTTGCCGGCCGCGCAGAGGTAGCGCCGGGCCACGAAGGCCTCTTCCTTTTTAATCAGGGCTAAACCCGTAGCGGATAGTTTCATTAGTTGTTTCTCTCGGCTGCGCGCCGGCTGCGGGCCTGTTTGGCCAGGTTGAACAAGACGGTGTGCAGCTGCGTGTGCGTGACCTGGTCGTAGGTACCGTAGAGGCCACGCTCGGCGAGGTCGGCCAGCAGCTCCAGTAGCTCGGTGCCATCGCTGGTGGGCCGGGGCGCGGGCTGGCCGGGCGGGCTGTCCGCCGCGGGCGCGCTGCTTTTGAACAGGTCTTTATAAGCCTTATGGATAAAGCGTTGCGCGTGCAGAAAGTGGTGTAGCACCACGATTTTCACGCCCAGCGGCGCATCCACTAGCTCTTTGGCCCGGCCCTCGGCCAGCTTGCCGTTGTAGCGCTCGCGGCGCTGCCCGTCCCAGGCCGGGTCTTCCTGCAGCGCGGCCAGGTCGGGATGCAGCGGCCGGCAGAGCGTGGCAACCAGCTGGTCGAGGGCCGCCACCTGCGGCTTGGTGGGGTGGGCAAACTGGTGAAAGAAGACGGTGGCCATCGCGTACTCGATGGCGACGGCATCCTTGAGCAGCGACTCGGGCAGCTGGTAGGTGCGGCCCCGGTGGCTGAACTCCTGCACGCCCTGGGTGTCGGGCTCCGAGCCCCAGGCCCAGCGCACCAGGTCGAGCAAATCCCAGAGCTGCTCGGCCGTGAGCCGGCGCACGTCCTTGTCGCGCAGCTGGGGGCACCAGGCGCGCAGCACGGCGTGGCGGCCGGCCACGGTATCCTGGCTCAGGTAGGGCGCGGCGGCAAATAGCTGGGCGGGCGTAAGCTCGGCCCAGCTGCCCGGCACCTGGTAGGGGCGGTTGTTGAGGCGAAAGGTGCGCATCACGTGGCGGGTTCAGGCTCGGGGGTGGGCTCCGTCTCAGGCACCGGTGGCTCGGCTTCGGCGCGGGTCGTGATGCGCTTGCTAAGTAGGTCGGCTACATCACTATCCACCATTTCTAGCTTGCCCAGCGAAATGATTAAGCGGCGCAGATGCACCAAAACGAAGGGCGCAATTACCAGCTGGGTGAGGAAAAACAGGCCCTTTTCATGCTGACCGAAGCCATGGGCGAAAGCCAGTATCAGCGTGTAGCCTGCCAGGCGCAGGGCCAGGTTGCGGGGCCGCAGGCGCTTACCCTGCACCACGTTAGTGGTGAGCACGTCGAGCACCACCAGCAGCAGCAGCAGGTAGTAGGTATAGGCCGGCGACCACACGTGCTTTTCAATGAAGCCACTCACGCCGGCCACCCCAATGGCCGCCAACTGCACGAACTCAATCGTGAAAAGAAAGCGCAGCATCAGACCAGGAAGCTTTTAGAGTTGGAGTTATCGTGCAGCTCCGCCGACACGGTAGGCTCGTCGGGGCGCTGCGCATCGAGGTAAGCGGCGAGCTTGGCCTGCGCTTTATCGGCCGCGGCCGTAGCCTGCTGGCTGAGGCTGGAAATCGTCTTTTCGTCGACCGCCAGGCGCTGGCGCACGGCCTCGTTGTCGGAGAGCAGGCGCAGGCTGGTGCCGGTCAGCGCCACCTGCATGCTCAGGATGCCCTGCGCGAGCGCCCGGTGGGCCAGCACGGGCCGCACCAGGCTCAGCAGCTTGGCAGCGGCCGCCGAGGGCTTGGCCCCGCTGGCTAGCCCGTCGCGCAGGTCTTCGAGCAAGGTTTCGCCCAGCAAGTCGCTGATTTCAAACTCTTCCACCTGCCGCAGGGTGGGCAGCAGGGCCAGAAAGAAGCGCCTGCTGCCGGCCGTGGCCAAGTAGGCCCCCAGCTGCGCGGCGTTGGCGATGAGCAGCGACTTGCGGGAGCGGTATTCCTTCGAGTCCAGCTCCTGCACGTAGTCGTCGGCGTGGTCGTCGAGCCAGGCCAGGGCCAGGTCGAGCAGCTTATCGGCCGTGGCGCTGGCGGCTTCGATGAAGTTGTTGTACACCCACTGGCGGGTGGGCGCGGCACCAGCCGCCTGCTGCTCGTTCACGCCCAGGTCGTTCATCGACACGGCCAGCAGCGGGGCCGCTTCGAGCACCACGTAATGGGCCAGGGCGGGGCGCAGGCGCTCGCGCAGGGCCACCAGGTGCGCCGGCGGATTCAGGGCCGGCAGGTTGCCCAGCTGGTGCACCAGCCCCTCGCCCAAACTGGGGGCCAGGTGCAGCGCTTCGGCCGTAGCCACGAAGGTGAGCAGGCTCGTGGCCTGGCTCTTATGCACCGACGAGAGGCAAGCTTTTAATTCATCTACAGTATTGAATAACATCGGTTTATTGACCTTTATTAGCGGTTTTTTCCTGTCCCTTGGGGTTTTCGGCAATCGTGGTGATATCCACGTCCACGAAGCCGAAGCGGTGCTCGGGGTTGAAGCCCATGATTTTGTGGGCCGCTTTGAAGGTTTGCAGCAGAATCTTGCGCTTCTGGGGCGTGCGCATGGCGATGTGCAGCTGGTAGCTGATGCGCTTCTCGCTGCCCGAGCCCCCGAGCTTGGCACCCGTATCGATGCCGGCGAGGCTGGGGTCGATGCCGTGGCCTGACGTGTGGGCGATGTTGGCCTGCTGGTTGACGGCCGTGTAGGCATCGTCGCTCATCTTGTTCTCGATGGGCACGATTTCCCAGCCCGGCAGCTGCTTGCCGGTGGCATCGGTCATGAACTTGCTGACGAACACCTTATCGGTGTTTTCCACCCCGGCCAGCATCTCGTTCATGTTGGCCATTAGCTCCAGCTCAGCCTTCTTGCGCTTGTCGGGCGTGTCGCCGAACTGGTCGAAGTAGCCGGCCGGTATCTTGATGTGGTACTTGACGTTGTAGCCGTTATCCAGCCCCGACAAGTGAAAGCGCGGAATCTTGTTGCTGACCTCCGTCCACTTGCGGGTGCCCCAGTAGGGCGGAATGTCGTAGTACTTCTGGCCCGGTGTCCAGTCGCGGCCGTGCAGCACGAACTCGCCGTACTTGCCCGGGTTGAGGCGGTCGAAGGCGGGCAGGATTTTGGCCTCAGCCGCCTTGAAATTGCGGAAATCGTGGTGGAAGGCGTAGCGGTCGGGCTTGGGCTTGGTCGTGACCAGGGCGCGGCCGATGGTGCAGTCGAAGCTCTGGATGGCCTCCACGTAGGTTTTGCTCGCCAGCGTGAACACGCTGAAGTAGTTGGCGAACGTTTCGAGGTTGAAGCCCAGGCTTTGCAGGGTGGAATCGCCGTCGATGGACTCGAACCAGTCCTCCATCTCGGTGTCAATGACCGGCTCCACGCTCTCCTTGCCGCCCACGATGGTGCGCTTGAACACCCCGAGGCGTGAGCCCAGCACCAAATCGCGGCCCGTGGTGATGAGCTGCGGCTTGAGGTGGTTGTTGTGCACCAGCTCCAGCATTTTCTGCGGTTGCAGGTTGTCCGGCCCCCAAGGTGCCAGCTTGAGGCCGCCGCTGCTCAGCACCAGGCCCCCGAAGTTGACGTCCTCGGCCTTGTCGCTGCCGGTGAGTTCGACTATCGCTTTCGCGCCGGGCAGGATATACAAGCCGCCCTCTAATTCTTTGATGTCCCGTGCTTTCATGCCTTACCCGTGCAGAATGCGCCGGCCGTTGTATTCCGTGAGTAGAATGATTTTGAGCGCGAAGGGCTGGCCCGTGGCGCAGTCCACGAGTTGCAGGGTGCCCTTCTCCTTGACCTTGTAGCGGAAGGCGCTGCGGCCCTCGGGGCCGGCCGTGCTCAGGCCACCCACGCCGGAAAGCCCGCCTTTTTTCACCGCCGGCTTGCTGCCCTTCTGCCCATTGGTTTTGTAGTAGCCGATGGAAAAGGCCAGCGGCTGGCCGTCGCCGCCCGGCAGCTCGATGTCTGCCAGCACCGTGCGAATATGAATGTGAGTCCGTTGCATGGAACTCAAATTGCCACTTTTGCCCACCGGCGCGTAGGACGAAAATAAATTATTGCGTGTGGGCGAGGCAACTAGCCCACAATCAGGCAAAACGCGCCGCCAAGCGTCCGAATTTTATTGCCTGACCCACGCGGCCGTGCGCGCCCTTTAGCATTTGGCAATTGCCAAAAGGGCAATTTTGAGTGATTATATGAATGGCCCCTGGGGGGTGGCCGGGCAGCAAAAAGGGCCATGGCGATACCGCCAGGGCCCTTTTTAGTGTTTGACAGATGGCAATTGCCACTTGCTGCACCAGGTAGGCTAGCCTCGACCAAGGAAGTAGACGGGCTCGTGCACCTGCGCCTGGCCAAAGAGGTGGCCATACTTGCGGTACACGATGTTGTCGAAGCAGTCGCTTAGGTGAGTCGCGCGCTCTTGGTCGATGCTACTCTTCTCGCTGTTCTTGTTCTTGGTCCAGTCGGGATTGATAGGCGACTGGGTCATGCTAATGATAACGAACTTACACTTGTTGCGATTGAAGCGCAGCACGGGCAGGCGCGGGTTGTTCTCAGCCAGCATCTCGTTAATAGCGATATGCTTTAGCCGGTGGTCAGGGTCGAGGCCCTGCACCATCAGTACTGAGGTCCACCCAGCTGCGGCCAGCTGCTGCTGGATGGTTTGGTAAAAGGTGAGGTTGCTGCCCACCTGCTTGTTGTTACCGTTCCGGTCACCGTAGATAACCACGTGCTTGCGTTCGTGGCTCTCATAGGTAGCGATGAACTTAGATACCAACGCATCGAGCACGGTAGTAGCACTCTGCTTCACCCAGAGCGCATCCAGGGTACGAAACTCATTACCATTCTCCTGGTGCACCGTGACCGAGGTAAAGGCCGCGTTGAAGTCAAACGATAGCTCCAGCTCACGGGTGGGGTCGCGGTCGCTGTCAATGGGTAAGGTGAGCCCGGTCTTATCGTCGTGTATGTAGGTGTAGGTTTTCCATACCCCATGTTTCTCCTCATTGAAGGCGGGATAAAAGGAGTTGGGTAGCTTGGTGAGGCGCTTATTCATTACCTCCACGTCCCATTCCAGCGGGGTCATACCATTGCGCAGGTCGCGTAAGTACTTCTCCCCCAGCGCAGCCACGTTATCGTAGGCGTTGCTTTCGAGAAAGAAGTAGTTATCTGGGTCTTCTTTGGCCAGGTCTTCAGTTTTGAACACCCACTGGCCCGAGGGCAGCCAGGGCACCGACGTGTAGTCGCAGAAGGTTTGGTGGTGCTCGTCCTTGAAACGATAGATGTTGCCCCGAATCATGGGCCGCAAAATCTTGTTCACGTGCTCCTCCTTCATGAGCGCCGATTCGTCGATGTGGCCGAAGTCGTAGTTACCACCACGGGCCAGCTCGGCCCGGTCCATGCTCAGCATTTGGATGGTGTAGCCGTTGAGAAAGCTGATAACGTTCTCGTAGTTGCTGGGGGGCTGGTAGGGCTTAATCCACTCAAGTGGTGGGCGCTTACCCTTCACGTAGTGCCCAAAACCCGACTTTTGGTCGTACTCGCGCAGGCCGTGGGCCTGCCAGGCCCCTTCCATCGCCGGCACCGTGTTGCTGGTGAGCTGGGTGTAGGTGAGGCCCGCCAGAAAGCCCTTGGCCCTGGGCAGGTAGTTCATTTCCACGCGGGTTTCGTGGCCGGCTACGGTGGTCTTACCCGAGCCCCGGCCGCCTACGTAGCTACGACGCTTTTGCCTGGCAGCCAGAAACTGACGCTGCTTTTCGTTGACGTAGACGCGCCGACGTGCTTCCTTACTCTGCATCGTCGTCGCCTCCTTCGCTTACGTCCTCAAAGTCAATATCCTGCGTTTCCTGCTCGCGCAGTACTGCGGGGTCGGTGCTGAAGTCCATCGGCACGGGGATGAGGAAGGCTTTCGGGTCGAGCAGCGTCTTCTCAGCCTCGAAGAGCCCTTGCAGCTTATCGCTCAGCTCCTGCGCCCGAATCGCGTTGCCGATGTCCCCATTCTTGCGGGCCAGGTTAGCCAGGAGCTTGTAATTCTCCACGGCAATCACGCGCTGGCCCTTTTTATCGACCTCTTCGATAGAGCCGTATAGTGTGATGCTCTCGCGCACGATGGCGTAGAGCTGCGGCTGGCTCAGCTCGTATTCCTTCTCCAGGGTGGCCAGCACCTGGTTGCGGCTGAAGCCGAGGCAGAGCAGGCCGTGGGCCTTGCGATACTTGGCCAGCATCGTGAGCTCGTCCTCTTTGAGGTCGGCCCCATCCACCAGGTGCATGCGGTACTTGTCTAGTTTGTCGGGTTTGCCGAGTTTTTTCATAAAAAGCGGGATTACACCACTCAAGATGTAATCCCGCATAGGGCCCTAGTAGGACGGTTTTACGCCGGGGCGGTGCTCAGCGTGAGCACGCCATCGGCCACGTGCACGTGCACCTGGTCGCCGGCCGCAAAGCCAGCTGCTTCGAGCCACTTGCCCTTGAGCATGATGCGGGAGGTCTGCGCGAGCACGCCCCACTTGCCGGGGCGGTAGCTGCGTTCAATAGTGAGTTTGCGGGATTTGAGAGCGGTTGCCATGCGTTGTGAGAAGGCTAAACGGGTGATTGAATGGAAGATTAAGCAGCTTGCCGAAGTGGCTCGGTCTGGAGCTTGGGCAGGCGGTAGACCACGGCCGCGACCACGCCGATGCTGGCCGGCTCGTCGTCCTCGTACTCGGCCTCGAAGATGCCCAGACCTTCCACGCGCAGCAGGATTTCGCCGGTCGCGTGATTGAACCAGAACTGGTAGTAGAAGCCATGCACCTGGATGGTGCACGCGCCGGCGTAGCAAGCGGGCACCTGGGCGTGGTGGCTCAGGCCCACCACGCGCACGGCGTATTCGGGCTTGATGAGGGTTTGGGCGAGCGCCGAGGCGGCGTAATTGATGGCAGCAGTCATGTGGTTGTGAGTGAGTTGTGTGGGTGATTTGATAGTATAAAGGTCTTCATACACAGCGAGATACACTAATTTTAGCGACCTTTTAACACCTTATTTTTCAAATATTTAGCCCGCTGACGTAGCTTTGTAGTCCAACGGTGTAAGTTGTGAGACACCGTCGGGTGATTGATAGAAGCCCGACCGGCAATTGCCGGCCGGGCTTCGTCGTTCAAAAGGGGCAATCGTCGTCCTCGACTGCGCTGGGCGCATTTATGAGGGCCACCAAAGTGCTGGCGTAGCTCCAGGTAAGGCGGAAGCCGGCCACTCGTCGAAAGCGCTCAGCCAGGCGGTGCCCGTAGCTCTGGGGGCGGTAGGTGTGCTGGCCGGCCGGGTGAGCCACGATGAATTGCCACAGCGCATCCGGCTCCACCGGCTCGCCGTCGTAGTCGGCGCTAAGGATATCGGCCTGTGTATCGAGCGGCAAGCCATCGGGGGCAGTGTAGCGGCGCAGCAGCTGCGGGGTGAGGTGGTTCACGTCGCCCCAGCGGCGCAGGCTCGCCTCGGTGGTCGAGTTGAGCCCAGCTGCGATGCGGCCCCACTCCGACCCATCGGGCTGCTCGCCCCCGGCCCCTACGTAGGCCCGCAGGATGGTTATGGGGCAATCGCATTCGGTGCAGAGCCACTCCAGCAGCTGCTCATCGGTGAGCACGTCGGGCGGGGCCGGGCGGCTCAGCGCATCGAGCAGGCGCAGCGGGTCCAATCCGCAGGCCGCAAGAAGCTTGGCGGTCTGCACATTGAAGTGGCGCTGTTGGCCCACCCGAGACGAAAAAGCGTAGTAGCCCGGCTCGCTTAGCTCGTGCTTCCGCATCACAGCGGCCTTCTGGTCACCCTTTGGCATTGCCTTCGAGGTCGAATAGCCCCGGCTCCGGGCTGGAAATTGCCTGCATCGCCTTGCACCGGGCATCGGCCTCACCGGGCACGTCGGCCATGTTTTCGAGGTGGCTGCCCTCCTCGAAAAAGTGCTTCCAACCCCGCCCAGCCCGCCGCCCCGCTTCATTGTGTTTATCGTAAGCAAAGTCTGGGATTGGCAGGTGCACGTGGTCGTGCAGGCGCCACTGGGCAATCAGCACCCAATCCACGAGGCGCGACTTGGGGGCGCGGCAAAGCAGCAGCACGGCGTGCGTCAGGAACAATCGCTCCGGCTGGTTCTTATCTTCCTTCTTGGCAGCCTGGAGCTTATAGTTTTGATAGAGCGCGTGCACCTCGCTCACGATGCCGGGGCTGGCCAGGCCCACGTCCTCGCTGGCCATGATGCGCAGGCGCTTCCAGATATACTCGCCGTAGTTGGAGTTGAACAGCTCCACGGCCCAATACATCGCGTCTTCTTCGAGGCCCCGACGGATACACTTTTGAAAGGCGCTCGACACTTCAAAGAAATCGTGGCCCTTGGCGGTTCTTAAATCGTACTTACTCATTGGGTTAAGGCAAAGGCGTAGCCAGGCCTCCGACCGGCAGGCAGCCGGAGGCACAGGTACACAGTTAATAGTTAGGAGTTAAGCGCGCTGTAGGTAGAACTGGTGCGCCTCAATGTGCCGGCCGATAACCAGGCCGCTGGGCGTGGTCTTCAGCGCCTCGGTGGTGTGGTTGTAGATGTCCCACAGCGTGCCGGCTCCGAAGTTGGTTTGCTCGCGCAGCTCGCCGCGAATGATGCGCAGCTGCGCCTCGTTTACCACCGATTCGGAGTAGAATAGTTCGCCCAGGATTTCGTGAATCAGGCGCGGGTTTACTTCCACCTGCTTAAGCTTCTCGGTATCAACCTGAATGCGCTTGAACTGCGCTTCGAGGTTATCGACCACCCCGCGCACCAGGCTCTGGAGGCCGGCCGCCAGGCCGCTGGGTGTGTGCATCGCCTGCACCTTGAAGTCGCCGGCAAACATCAGATTCGAGCAAACGATGACGCGCGCGCCGGCCGCCGCGCCCAGCAGCAAGCTCTTGTCGTAGCTGTTGCGGAAGCCCAGGGCCAGGTCCTGCTCGCCGTTGCCACCACCGATGGCCATGTGCCCGAACATTTGCTGACCGCTACGATTGTGCTGGTAGCGCTCGTCCTTCAGGATGAGGCCGCGCTTGTCGAGTTCTTCCTTCACCGCGTCAATAAGCGCGATGTGGCTAACCGGGGCGTAGGTGCGGGTGCTCGCCGGCACGGGGCAGGCCAGGATGTCGAGCAGGGCACCACTGGGGGCCTTCGGGGCCGGGCAGGGCACCACGGGCGCGGGCGGGGCTGGTAGCTCTACCGGCACTACGACGGGGGCGGGCGCGGCTACTACCTGGGGAGTCTCAGCGGGGGGCACGAAGTTGGCGATACGACGGGCTTTGCGCTTGGGGAAATTTTGAACTAGGGTGCTCATTGTGTGTGAGTTGTGTGGGTGATTTGATATTGTAAAGGTCTTCATACACAGCGAGATACACTAATTTCAAAATCCTTTTAACTCATTATTTTTCAATTATTTATCCACAGCCAAAAGGGCATGAAAAAGCCCCCGATGGCAGTCATCGGGGGCTTTTCTTATTTCCACTTTTTAACCTTAGGCAATTGATACGCTGGCTTGGGACGGTGGCCCATATAGCCATTGAATCGAGGTTGCTCGAAGGCAGTGACTGTTTCAGGACAAACCAGTGGCTCAATAACCACTGGCTTTATCGGCTTGCAGTACTTCTCCTCAGCTGGCGTGGCTTCCCTCGCCTCAGCCTCGATACCAATGGCTTTCGCCTTGGAAACGCAAAGCAACGCCAAAGCCATTCCCATGTGACCAGCACCTACGATTGCGATTTTCATGGCTCTTAGAGGCTAGGAAACCAATCGTGATTAGAGAGCCAGCCGTGCCGCACGCGGTAGCTCACGTGCTTGCCCGGCTTCACCGAGTAGTAGCCGTTGGCATCGGTATCGACCTTGACAATGCCGGCATCCGTGCGCACGACGACGGTGTAATCGTCAGCCGTGTATACTGACTTGAGATGCCCTTTGCTATCGGTAGTCCAAGACGTGTGCGCAGGTATGTACACCTGGTCGATTACCTGGCCTTCGCGCACCAGGGACTTACCCCCTGAGCAGTCTACCACGAAGGCAACCATAAAAGCCATAACAAAATAGAAGCAAAGTCGCTGTAACATAATTAAAAGGGTATTTTTAAAGTCTTCTGAAATTGATGTTTGCGCTTGGCTAGCTTGCTGTCCTTCTTCTCCTGAATAGCCTCGCCAAAGCAGCGCTTCAGTAGCGCGAAGTCGGCCGCCTCGGCTTCCATGTTGCGGAACTCGGCCTGGCCCCCCGCACCCGTGAAGGTGTCTTTCTGAGTGAAGCAAAAGCGGTTATCGCGCCAGATAATGCGGTGGTGGTAAGCGTTGAGCGCCGATATCCAGTAGTCACAGTTGCACTTGATATCGGTGCTCCACCAGAGCTTCGAGCCAGCCAGGATGCCCTGGGCGCAGCCGTTAATCCAGCCCGTAAGCTGTATCGGGTTCAGCGCCTTGTACATCGTGGGGTTCTGGTTCGAGTTGAACCCGAACAGATACGCCCCGGCCTGCTTGGCCGCGTAGGCGGTTTCGTTCACGATGGCCAGGATGCGGGCCTCGTCCTTAATGCCCACCGGCTCGCCGGCAGGCAGGTACAGCCGGCGGAAGTCCGTCAGGTCGTCATCGACCATGAGCAGGTTGCCGAAATGCTTGTACATCCAGTTGCGCTTGGCCTGCAAGCCGAGCACGTCATCGGGGTGCAGCACCAGCTGCGCGCCCGGGTGCGCGGCCCGGTATTCGGGCGCCTGGCTCGTCGGGATGCACACCACGGCCGAGGGCAGCAGGTCGAGCGTCGGAATACGCCCGGCCCGCTTGTGGCTGGGGATTACGATTTCAACGTGCATCGGGCGGCAAAGTCTTTGGCGTCAATGACGTGGGTAAGGCCCACTTCCTGCGATTTGTAGCTCTGGCGCTTCTCCACGCCCAACAGCTCGCGCACGTTGTTTTCGTCTATCTCATTGCGGCACACAATGATGTAAGAGCTATACTTCTCGCTGAACTCGGCTACGATGGGATATTCGGGTGCCGCTTCCTTTCCTGCAGCGCCGGCATCGCTCACCTGCTCATCCATCGCGGCCAGCATCAGGCCCACCTCGTCGAGCACGTCGGCGTAGTCACTGCGCAGAATCTCATCAATCCAATCACCCTCGTTGACGTTGGAGGTCAGCACGATTTTCTTGCGCTCGTCCGCTGATAGCTCGCGGTCGGGCACGAGCACGTTTACCACGTAGGCCCCGCCATACATGCCCAGCAGCAGGTTGTGGCGCTTGTTGAAGGTCAGCAGTACGTCGGCCGTGTCGAGGGTAGCCGCCTCAAACACGCCCAGCTCGCGCAGCTTGCCTTCGAGGCGGCGGCGCTTCTCCTGGGTAATCTTGCCGAACGGGTTGTTTTCGAGCGGCGTGAGCTGGTCGAGGCGGCGCGTCTCGGGCCGCCAGTTTATAGTTTGCTCCACGTGACGTTGGTTTTAACTTGCCGGCGACGCGCACGCTCCTGCTTGCGCTGCTTGCGGTGGTAGTAGCGAACCCAGGGCCGGGGGGCGCTGGCGGTGTGGCGGGTGGGTGAGCAGCTGCCGAGCGCCAGGCTCAGCAGGAACACGAGGAGTAGGAGCTTGCTCATTATTTCAGCTGCAATTCAATCTGTTGCAGTTCTACCTCCAGCTTGCCGGCCTTCTGCGCGTATTCGCTCCGCTTCTCTTCCGTTTTCGACTCCTCGGCCTTCTTGCGAGCTTTCGAAAGATTAGAGCGCAGGCCATTGCGCTTCTTCATCAGCTCGGCCCGGTCGATGCCAGGCGCCGCGGCTTCGGTGGTGCCAGGTGCAGCAGCGTCCGGAGCGGGTTGCTCAGCCGGGGCGGCGGGCTGCTCGGGGGCCGTGGGCTCGCCGGCCAGCACATTGCTGCGCTTCTGAGCCAGGGCATTGTACTGCGCCTGCAAGGCCAGGATTTGGGCCACTACGGCGGGAGCCTCGGCTTCGCTCAGGTCGTAGAGGCTGTTGCTCAGCTGCACGCGCTGGGTGTGCACCTTGCTCATGAGCTGCGTGAGGTCGTCCACCTGCGGCCGCAGCTCGTCGGGCACGTGCGCAGGGTCGGGCTGCTCGGGCTGGGGGTCAGGGGCCATCACTACCTGGGCAGCCGGCTGCGGTACCGCGCCCTGCACGGCCTGGGTGAAGTGGTTAAGAACCTCGCTCACATCTTCGAGGCGGCCGCCGCAACCTGTTTTAACAAGCTCGTAAACAAGCTTTTCTCGGTTAGCTACCGATTCCTTTTTGAGTAGCTGGCCCACCAGGCCCCGGTTCCGACTGTGCTTTTGCAGCAGCAGTACGCCGGCCTGGTAGTCGGCCGCCTCGCCGGCTTCGAGCCAGGTAAATACCTCTTCTAGTTGATGTTCCATTCTCGGAAAGCGTTGATTTCAGGATTATTGAAATCAAAGCTATCGGAATGGGCAACCGGCTAGTAGGACGGATTTAGAGCAGGTCGCGGAAGTGCTGCACTATCTCCAAGTGGTCGCTTAATGCCAGCCACTTAAAGGGTTCTGCATCCCGATTTACCTCGTAGGACTGCTGGCGGCCTTCGTCCAGCCACTCATCGAGCAGGGCACGTAGGGCCGTGAGCACCACTTCCGCGCCCTGGGTGTAGTCGTCGAGCCCGTCATCGAGCGCCGCTTGCAGCTCGTCGTTGCTTTGGGCGCGCTGCACCAAAAAAGCCGCTACGTCAGGTAGCGGCGAAAGTCGTAAGTGGTCGAGGGCCATGAGCAGCGTGCGGCAAGGGAAAGCCGGAGGAATCGCTGCGAATTACCTGGTACGCCAAAACGCCCCAGAAACTACGGGACTTACACCCGCACGCTCCCCCGGCCGATTCCAAAGGGCACGGCCAGGGGGCGTTTTGGCAAGAAGGGTAACAGGTAATTCGCGGGGCAAAGGTAGCCACAAAAAAGCCCCGCCTGGTTAGAGGCGGGGCTTTTAGGGTTGCTGCCGGCGGTTAGCCCTTAGCTTTTACTCGGCTTTTTTTTTATCGCCAGTGGCCTCCGCCACCGCCAGGACTACCGGCGTGGTGACGGGGGCCTCCCCGATGCGCTCGAGCACGTGGGTTTTGCCGAAAAGCTCCTCGGCTTTGGCATCGTCGAGTTTATCGAAGGGAATCGTGCGGCCCTTGTAGTTGAGGCCCGTAAGGCCTTCGTGGTTTACCAGCTTAAACTTGGTCAGTTTCATGACTTTGGCTTATAAAACGTGAGAAATGGCACTTGGCGCTACTATACCGGCAGGGCAGCCGTGTAGTAGTAGGGCACGTGGCCGAAGCCCTCGCCGCTGAATTTGAAGTCAGTACCGTTTTTATCGGTACCTGCCTTGCCCGACTTGTAGTCGTGCTCGAACTTCACACCCCGGAACTCATCGCCGATGAGGCGCATATTGCCGTTGCTGTCGCGGCCGGCTACCACGAAGTCGCCATTGAGGGCCGACTGAATCACGGCATCAATCACGGCCGAGCCACGGGGCACGTACACGTTCAGGTTGTGGTTGATGCTCTGGTTACCCGCATCGCCCGTGCTGTTGTGGTTGATTTCACCCGTGTTCTGGGCAAACGCCCAGGGCACGAACTTGGCGCCCGTCTTGGGCACGATGGGCGTGCTGATGGTCACCTTATCCGCACCTACGGCAGGAAACTCATCAATGTCGCGCCGACGGATAACGTGGATATCCGTCAGGCCGCCCGGGTTCGGGCAATCGTCGGCCTCAATGGCCGCGAGGGGAATTACTGTGCACATATAATTTGAAATGAACGACTTGAACTACTTAAGCTTGTGAGATACTGACCGGGTGAGTTGACGCTAGGCCCCGGTCGCCACGTGGCGACCGGGGCCTAGCGGGCTAGACCGGCTCAGCGGCTTCAGCCGCGATGAGGGCCGCGCCGGCCGCGACGGCAGCTTCGTTCACCCACACGTACTCGGCAATAGCCAAGTCAGGCGCGGCCTCGAAGTCAGCCATGATGTCCACGTTGCGGCGGTTCTTCTCGATGATGAACGAGTTGGGGCCGCCACCCAGCGGGCCGGTCATCCACACCAGGTTGTTGCGCAGGGTGGTGATAATGCCGCCCGTGTCGGCCAGGCCTGGCTCGGGCACAATCGTGATGTTGGTACCATCGAGCGTAGTGTGCGTGAAGCCCTGGTAGTCCTGCTTCGTGCCGTAGCTGGCACGGTAGTCGCGGTTGTAGAACTTAGCCACTTCGGGCTCTACCAGCATCACCAAATCCTTGTTGATGAGGTGCGAGGGCACTTTGTCGGCAATGCCTTCAAGTTGGTCGATGGCGTTGTTCTGGGTGATGGGCGCACCCGAGTAAATCTGCTTAGCGGCCAGTACGCCGGCCTTCGAGAGCAGCGGCAGCAAGCCGTCGAACACGCGGTTTGCCTGCGTTTTATTGGCGTTGTACACGCCCTTGAACACGGCATCGAGGTGCATCTCCTCCTTTGCACGCTCGGCCAGCTTGTCGATGATATACTGCTGGAACGGCACATCGTAGATGTCGCCCCGCTTGCTCTTAGCAATGCGGCCCAGGTAGCCCTTCCACATCGCGTTGATGACGGTAGGCGTGAGGGTGTAGTCGATTTTGCAGGCCCGCACCTTACCGATGCGGTTTTTGAAGCCTACAGTGCCCTTCGGGTTGAAGGTATCCTTCGCGCCGGGCTGGAGCACCGACGAGACGAACATCTGGGTCAGGGCCAGCTCATCCGTCACGTCGGGGTACAGTTCCATGAAGTTCAGGAACGACTGGTCGGTGATGAGGATGGTGGTGAGCAGTTGCTCGGCTTCGCGCAGCGTGTAGCTGGCAATCTTGGGGCCGAGGCCCGAGAAATCAATTGCTGCCATGGTAGTTATCCTGGAAAGCGTTAGCTGAATGGTGGAAAATGAATGGGTAGTGGCGCGACCTACTTCGCGTCGCCCAGGCGCTTCTTGGCGCTGGCAATTGCCGAGGCCGAGGCTTTCTCCCACGAGGCGAGCGCTTCGGTGGGCTCGTCGTCGAGGTCGTTGCTGTCGTCTTCCTCGCGGCCGTCAACGGCTTTCTGGTTTTTCTTCCACTCTTCGAGAGTGGCCACCTTGTCGGAAGCGGTTTTCAAATCTCCATCGACTTTGGCTTTCTCGTCCTGGGCGGTTTTGAGGGCGGCGGCAGCCTGCGTGGCTTTGTCGTCGGCGGCTTTTTTGTCCAGCTCCAGCTGCGCGATTTTATCGTCAGCGGCTTGCAGGTGGGCCTCGGTGACGGCCTCTTTGTCAGAGCCTAAGCCTAAGAAGCCTAGGATATTGGCGAACTTTGCCATGCGGAATTAAAGTTTTGGGTAAAGGATGAAGCAGATTTACCGCCGCCCGTTTGGGCGAGCTTGGCGGCGTGATTAACAGCGTCTTGCAGCGAGCCGATGGCATCAACCAGGCCGTGTTTCTTAGCGTCCGAGCCCTTGTAGACTTTGCCCGTGAACACGTCCTCTTTGGTGCTCAGCTTGCCGGCGCGGCCCTTGGTGACGGCTTCGATGAATGTTTCGCCAATCTGGTCGAGGTCGGCCTGCACGGCGGCGCGCACGTCGTCGCTGAGCGCCTCTACCGGGTTCATGCGTGCCTTGTCGGTGGCGCGGGTCGAGCGCAGAATTTCCACCTTGATGCCCTGCTTTTCCAGGAACGCGCCCTGGAAAACGCTCATGCACAGCACGCCCAGCGAGCCAGCGTAAGCAGTCGAGGCGCTATTGATGAAAATGGAGCTGGCCTGCGAGGCAATCCAATAGGCAGCGCTGGCGCCCAGCCCGTCGATGTAAGCCACGACAGGCTTGCCGCTCAGGGCCACGGCCTGGGCCAGCTCCTCGGTGCCATCGACCTGCCCACCGGGCGAGTCGATGTCGAGCACGATGGCCGAGATTTCGGGGTCGCGGTTGGCGGCGTTGATGTGCGCCACCAGGTCCTTGGTGCCCAGTGAGCAGTAGCCGCCCCGCTTCTGCACGGTGCCCTGCACCGGAATCACGGCCACCTTCGAGCCGCTGGTATTCGCGGAGCTGGCCCCGCCACTGCGGCCGGCCAGCACCTGGGCAATGCCCGAGGCCAGGTTCAGCCCGTGGCCCTGCGGCTTCACGTCGAGGCCGGCCAGCTCACCGGCCTGGGTTACCCACATCGTGGGGTAGCCCTCAGCCATGTGCGAATACTGTCGCGGTTTCGCCTCGCTGGCATCCAGCGCCGGCAGCCCTTGCTCGATGCGAGCGAAGATGGCCGCCTTGGCGATAGAGTAGAACTTGGACTCCAGGGCCCAGCAAGAGCTAGAAAGTAGGTCGTACATAAAAGGCAATCATTGTAAAACACCTGGCGGGGTGGTTTACAATGATTGCCTTTTTCAGAAGCCAGGCGTAGGACGGATTTAGGGGCACGAAAAAGCCCCGCCTGGTGGGGCGGGGCTCGGTGCTCAGCGGCGGGTTCAGCTATAAGGCCAGGCCGGTTTGGGCGCTTATCTGGTCGCGCAAGGCCAGCCGCTCGGCACTGGTATAGTAGGCATTGCAAAAAACAAACAGCTTCATTACGCCACGCATTCCGTAGCAGATACCAAAATTCCAGATGGCGTTATCAATATAATTCGCTGTGTTGACTGTTTCGCCCGTGCCAGTCACGTAGGATACTATTCGGTTGCGTGACCTGGAAGAAGACACAATGACGAGCTGGTCGCGGTTCTCGGTGACGTTGCCAATGCGCGGAAATCCTGCCCCACCCTGCGCCAGGCCCCACTCGGTGCCAGCGACAAAAACAAAGTTGGGAGAACCCGCCGCTGTTTGAGAGGGGCTGAATACGGCGGCGTAGTCGTACTGATTAGCTTGGTCCTGGGGCCGAATAAGCACGGCCATAGTCCACTCGGAATACCCTTGCTGCGAGCTAGGAAATAAGGGAATGGCCAGTTCCATGCTTCTATTCCCATTGAACACAACGCCCCCACTGCCCACGCTGGGCTCGCCTCCAGCAGCAGCAATCAGGTCATTTTGCTCGCCACTGCTATCCAACCACCGGGTCAGGCCGTTGGCGTTTTGCACGAGGGAGCCAGTGTCGGCCGCGTCGAGAAAGACGATGGCGTTGGGGATGTTGTAGCCAGCACTCAGGCCGTTTTGCGCGTTAAACTGAAACATAGACTATTGCGGGTAATAAATCGCTGAGTTGAAGTACCAATTACCCGCCGCGTAGGTAGCCGTGAGCATCCGGCGCTCGCCAGCGGCCAGGGTGCCTTGGTAGTTTTTGGGGCCAAAGCTGCCAGCGGGCAGCGCGCAGGTGAGCGGATTCAGGGTCGCATTTACTACCAGCAGCGTGCCAACGAAGCCATCTGCACCGTTGGCCAGCGCCAGGGTTGTGTTGACGGTCAGTTCCACGTAGGCCGCCGCGTGGCGCTTGCCGGCCACGTCCCAACTCGTGGTCGCGTTGGTACCAGCTAGCGCGTTGTAGGGAAAGGAAAGCGACGGGTCGGCCACCGGCTGACCGGTGCCGCCGCCAGTGCCAGCGCCTAGCGCCGCGCTTATCTTGCGGTCTACGTAGGCGGCCGTTGCCAGGCCTTGCGGCGTGGTCGGGTCGGGCGCTTCTACCTCTGCCCCGCTAAAAACCAGCTTCCCGCCAGTTAATGCCAGGCGAGCGGAAACGCTACCGTCACTCCACTGAACAGCGTTCGTTCCCAAAGTGACAGCAATTGGACCTTTGTTACTTACATAAACTCCAAAGGCGCTAATCCTCACCCGCAAAGGCAGGTAGCTGCTGGAAAATATAGCGTCTCCGTCGTGTAGCTGGTCACGCTGCCAAGTGTTCTCGATAGCTAGCTGGCCATACCGGGTGTCGGCCTGGGCTTTAGTATAGACTGTCGCCAACATGTCGGTTAGCTCCTGCCTGCTGGGCTTGCTGGCTAGAAACGCGTCGATTTCCGCGTCGGTGTAGTCCGTGGCACTAATGACGTTGTTCGTCAGGTCGATACCCGCACCGGCCATTAAGTTAGCGCCCGTGCCGCTGCCCGTACCAGTGCCCGCCACCGGCGTGCGGTCGAGGGGGATTTCCCGCGTACCCTCCACGTGCACGAGCACGGCCGCGTCGGTGCCGGTGTAGCTGAGCACGCCATTTTTAGGGTCGATGGCCGCGTCGGCTGGTAGCGGCTCCAGCGGGCCTATCTCATCCCCGCCGACCAGCTGCACGCCGGGCGCGGTTGGGGAAACCGGCGCCTGGCGGTCAAACTGCACGAAGTTGACTACCGCCCCTGGAATCAGCGGTATAGGCGGAAAATTGGTCGGGCCGCTGGCCGTGCGGTAGTCGTTGAGTCCGTCCTGGGTACTCTGGTTCTCCAGCACGAGCATATCGATGGGCGGCACCTCCCACAAACTCAGCGCGGCTTTGTCGCGTGGCAGCTCATACACCTCGTCGGCCACCAGGCTGTCGATTGGCTGGCAGTCGGAGAGCAGAATTGCCCCTAGGCCGCTGGTCGGGTAGCGCCAGCCCAAGTTGCCGGGGTGGCCCGGGGCCTGGAAGCGATGGCCCCAGCGACTGCCCCGCGAGCGCACCCGGCGAAACTCGCAGAAGTAGCAGCCGTCGTTCTCGCCGTCGGCGTGGGTGGTCATGCTCACAATCAGGCCGTGGCGCACGTCGTCCGAGGCGCAATCGAATACGCCCGTATTGGTGACGCCGCCAAACAGGTTGGTCAGGTTCAGAATCCCGAAATCCGCATCGGTGACAATGTTACGCTTGCCGCTCACCTGGCAGTCTATCAGCGTATTGCTGTCCGCAAAGACGCCCACCTGAATCAGCGAGGTCGTATCGGGCACCACGCGCAGCGGCTTGTCGAGCGTGATGGTGTTGCCGCTCACGCTCTTAATGCCGCGCACCTGCCACAGGCCGCGGCCGCGGGCGATACGCAACAAGTGGAGGCCAGGTAATACGCCGGCAGCCGGGGCATCAGGCGCCATCCGTTCGGCCTGCACGTCGGCCAGCAGGCTCAGCACCGGCTGGGCAAACGTGAGCGTAGTGGCCGTGGCGCTGACGATGTACTTCTGCCAGGTGGTGCGGTTGCCCTCCCAGAGGAAATTTTCGCCTTGGTTGCGGTCGTAAAACGGGTTGATACCCGTGAACAGCGGCCCGAGCAGCCGGCCGACGCAGCGCGTCACGTGGGCGAAACGGTTGATGCCGCCCTGCCCGCCGAATTTCGGCCCCCGGCCGGAGCCCCGGTCAACCCCATCGTCGCTGGCGGGGTTGAGGTCTTGCCAGTCGAGGCCATCAATGAGAATTTCCGACGTGTTCTGCACGTACACCGTGTAGTCCGCGCCGTTGGTCATTCGCTGGTTTTGGTTGCGAATGAAAATCTGGCGGTTAATACCGCTCTTGCCCACGCCCACGTTGTGGCGCGAGCCCACATGCATCCCCGAGCCAACTAGCTTACAGCTATTGATAAAAACGTGCTGGCTGTTGGTCACCCGCAGGGGCTGCGCGTTGAGCGGAATCTGCGTGCCGTTCACGTTCACCGTGTCGTAGGGCCGCTTCCACGTGGCTTCCACGTTATCGAGGCGAATGTGCCGGCTGCCGTTAAAAATCAGCAGCGCATCCACGTTAATCGTGATGCTGTCGGGCTTGTAGAACCCGATGCCATCCAGTGCGCCCAGCGTCCACGAGTTCGAGGCAATCATGCAATCGCCAGGGTTCCAGCTGCTGGCGGCCGGAATGGCCAGGCGCGTGCGCCCACCCGTAGCGGCGGTGCGGCACTGCCACTTCACCTTATCGCGCGGGTAGATAAATTCGGAGGTGGGGAAATCGCCGGCCTCCGTCTCGAAGCAGCCGCCGCCCTGGTCGCCCAGCGTGCGGAACATGTTGGCGATGGCCTGCGCGTTGGCCACGCCATCGGTTTTGCTCAGGGCCAGGAACACGGGCGCGCCGAAGTTGCGCGTCATGACGTGGTCCTGCACGTCCACCACGGTGAGCGTGCCCACCTCCGACCAGCCGAACTCGCCGCCGTGGCCGCTGTGCAGCCAGCGCTTATAGACGCCTTTGGCCAGACCCTTAATTAGGAAGCGGGCCTCCGTTTCGTCTACTGCCTTGCCGGGGATGAGCGTAACTGCCCCGCCCCCGACCGGCTGCACAGCCAGGTATGACTTGCCCCCGCGCACGTTGCCCTGCGCCAGGTTACGGCCAAAAAAGCTGATGGTCAGCCCCTCGGCCGCCTCGTCCTCGCCCCAAAACACGGTAGCCGTGTTGAGCAAAATCGGTAGGCTGATGCCGGCCTTCGTCGAAGCCCAGGCCAGTACTGCATCCCAGGCCGCGCCCACCCTGGGGAGTCTCACGGCCGCCTTTTCATTGTCCGACGTGCTGACGCTGGTGGCGTAGAAATTGCCGTCCCGATAAACCGGGTAGGCCGCGCTGGCCAGGTCGGCCCCGGTGAGCAGGAAGTGGTCGCCGTCGGCCACCTGGCGCGTGTACTCGGCAATTTCCGCCGTGCCCGTGGCTGCGCCGCCGATGCTCGGGTGCAAAACAAACGGCACCCCCGGCGCCTGGATGGCCGGCCGGTTGGGGTCGAGCACCGGCGCGGGCAGAATGGCCGGCAAGGTGCCGGTGCCGAATTTACGCAGATAGAGCTTGCTTTTGTTGCGCACGCCCGTGCCCAAATGCCACAGGGTCTTGCCGTTGCGCAGGCGCAGGTACACCGCCCCGGTGGGCGGCACGTCGGTGGCCTTCACGAACATCGAATCTACCAGCTCGTGCAGGCCCTCGCGCAGCAGCAGCGGCGTGATGAGTTCGGTATTGTTATCAGGATAACGCTGCTCAATAGCCGCGTGTAAATCATTGCGTTCTAGAGGCGTCATATTATTTAAAGCCAAAGCTGAAGCCGCTGCTGAAGGCGCGGCGGATGGGGGCCACGCCGGGCAGCACCATGGAATAGAAGGGGGCCGGCCGGGGCGTCTGGCCGGTGAAGCTGAGCGGGTAGCCGTTGCGGTCGCCGGGGCGCTTGCCCGTTTCCAGGCCGGCCGCGAAGCGCAGCGGGTGCGCGGGCGTGCCCACGAGCTTGACCTGGCCGTTGGCGTCGCGGTACACGGCCACGAAGTGGCGCACGGCCCGTAGCCGCTCGATGGCTTCCATCAGGTCGGGGTCATCCTTGCTCACCACCAGCTGCAAGCTGGGCTTGTAGTAGTCGCCCTGCGCATCGGGCACCTCGGGCTCCTCGAAGCCGGCCGAATCGGGCAGAAACCAGATGTCGGCATAGTTCTGGGGGTCGAGCAGGGTCAGGGCCGTGAGCAGGCGCACGCCGGTATAGGCGGGCAGGCGCACGTTGCTGGCCGGCCACACGCGCAGCTGGCGCACGCCGCCGATGGTCGGGCAGTCGTCGGGGGGCAGGGGCAGCAGCGGCAGCATGCTAGCGAATGGTGAGTTCGATGCTGGTCGCGTCGAGCAGCTTGCCCATCAGCGCCTGAAATGCCTCGACCGACTTGTAGATGCTGATACCGCTCGGCAGCTTCGAGAAGCCCACCAGGATGCAGCCCCGTGTATCCTTAGCGGTGTTGCCCACGTGCATGAGCACGCCGCGGCCGGCCACGGCCCCGCCCAGGCGGGGCGTGAGGATGCGCAGGCTCGGGCTGCGCTCAATCGTAATGGGGTACTTGCCGGCCGCGATGGCCGTTTGGTCGGCCACGTGCTGGCCGGCGGGCCGCACCACGTCTTCGAGGGTATAGCAGAAGAACTTGCCGTTATAATGCAGCTCTCCAATAGTGCAGCCATTCGCGGACGGCTGCCGTTTTAATTCTAACAGTGCTTTCATGGTGCCCAAGAAGCACTTTTCACCCACCTACTAATAGGCCGCTTACTGCCGGCTGCTGCCCGGCCCAAACCTGGCAATTGCCAGCCCGCCACCGGGGCCGGGCTGGCAACTGCCGGGCAACCTCCCGGCCCGGTAGTGACGAGCTTGGGGAGGAACTGGCAAATCCTGGGGAGGAACTGGCAAATTTATTTTTTTCGGATTCCCCTCCCTTTTTGGGCAATTCCCGTACTACGTGGCCCCGTTTTTAGAGCCGTACCAGCTCCACGCTCGCTGCCTTTTTGAGCGGCACCGTGGCGCTGAGCTTGCGCGCCACGTAGGCCACGCCGTCGAGCCAGATTTGCCGCGTGAGGTCGAGCCGGGCAAAGTCGAGCGAGCTCAGCAGCAGGGGCACCTTGTAGCTCACGCCGCGCAGCCGAACCGGCAGCCAGGTCTTGAGCCACTGCACGTAGGTGCCGGTAGCGCCCGTCAGCTTGAGGCTGTGGCGGCCCGTGGCGCTCCGCATGGCCAGCTGCGGGTAAGACGTTACCCCGTCACTGGCTAGCTGGAGCCCATTGTAGAACAGCAGCCGCAAGGCACTGCTGCGCTTGACGCTGGTAAGCTGCGCCTGGTAGAGCGGCTGCGAAATGGCCGGCGCGGGAAACGTGGGGGCGATGGTGCTCGAAAACATGCGGGTGAGGCGGGTAGTGGTGTAGCACAGCGCCTGCGCCTGCTCGTCGCCCCCGCCGTTGACCAGTACGCTGGGCAGCGACTCCGGCAATTCCGTCCACGTTAGGCTCGCGCTGAGCGCGTTGAGGTAGACGGGAAAGCACTCGTAATACGTGCCCCGGTCCTCGACGAGCCGCACCTGGCCCCGCGCCGGGTTATCGACCATCAGAGCCGTGGCCGGCAAGTCGGCCACGGTGGCCACCGGTGCCAGCACCAGGCTGGGGTCGGGCTGCTTGCTGAGCAGGTCTTTGGTCAGTGCGTCCTCGCCGTCCACGTGGTAGGTCAGCGTCAGGCCCTCGTCCTCCGCGATGGTGACCTCGGGCGTACCCGCCAGCAGATGGGTTAAATCAACGTAGTCGGCGCTGGCGGCCACGCGCTCGACCAGGTACGCCGTGCGCACCCGCTGCGTGTTGCGGTCCTGGTACACGACGATGCCGAAATCCTGCCGCAATGCGTTCAGCAGCTCGGCTACCGTGAGCGCCGGCAGCACGTCGGCCAGGTGAAAGCCAACGTGGCTCCAATCGCCCCGGTCAACGAGCACGGCATTGCCGACCACCACCAGGTCGCCCAGCTCGCCGGGCAGCAGCTGCGCCGCGTCCACCAGCAGGCCGCTCTCCTCCAGAATACTACTCAGCACGTAGCGCAGGCGCGGAAACGGGCAGTACAGGTTCAGCACCCCACCCCCGATGGCGGGCGGCAGGCCCATCACCAGCTGCTGCGTGCTCCACTGAAAGCCCGTGCCGAGCCAGCAGTTCACGCTGAGCGGGTAGTAGTCACGCGGGTCGAGCGGAGCCACCTCGCCGGCCGGCAGGTGCTCGTTGCGCAAGGGGGCAAATACGTAGTCGAAATCCTGCGGATGCGCCACCACTTCGTCGGCGTGGGCCTGCAAGCCCGGCTTGTACTTGGGGTTACCGCCCCCGTCCAGGCCATCGTACACCTGGCGCGGTAGCAGCCGGGTACCGCCGTACTGGAAGCTGCTCAGCTGGCGCCCGCTCAGCCCCGCCCCGCTCAGGTCGGCCTGCAAGCTCACGCTGTACTTGGCCGCCGTGGCTGACTTGACGCGCTGCCGGCCGGTGAGCAGCGGCAGGCCGTCGTCGGCCAGCTGCGCCGGCAGCAGCGCGCCCGGCTGGCCGGTGCGGTCGGGCCGCTCCGGCCAGCCGTAGAGCTTGCCGTTGGGGCCGGCCGGAATGGTAAACGAATACGAGAAACTGCCCTTAATGGTATCCTCGTCGAATAAGGGCGAGTTGTATTCCAGCTGCACGCTGGTGCCGGGGCTCAGGTGCACGGGCTGGTCGTCACTGGTTAGCTCAAGCATAAGGCACGGGGGCGTAAGCGGTGGGCGCGTAGGCGTAATCGCATTCGATGAGCAGGCCGCGCAGGCCGGGCTCGTCGGAGTAAGGGGCCAGGCTGCGCTTGCTCCAGTCGAGCGGCCGCAGCTGCCCATTGAGCTGCTGCCACACCTCGCGGGTGAGCACCAACTCCTGCAGCCACTCCAGCTCGCGGGGGAATTGCCAGCCCACGGCCAGCCGCAGCTTGCGGCTGGCCGTGAGGTCGCTCACCTGCCGGTCGGCGGCCGGGGCCACGTCGCCCAGGCGGGCGGGGCGCTCGACTTTCTCGGTGGTGGCTTCGAGCGTTACCTCCAGCCGCTCCTCGCAGCGCACGGTATCCAGCCCACCTAGTGAGTTGGTAAAGAGCAGAAAGCGCGTGCGGGGGCTCGGCTCCACGAACTGGTAGCCGGCCGGCAGGCTCACCGGGTCGCCGGCGGCGGTTTCCAGCTGCACCACCAGCGAGGCGAAACCCGCCCGGGCGTCGCGCAGCGGAATGGCCAGCAGCTGGTGCGGCCAGTCGGTGGCCGGGGTGGCCAGCGGCTCCACATCAACCACCGGCTGGCTCAGGGGGCTCATGCGGTAGGCCCGGCTCACCTGCAGCTGCTCGCCGGCCAGCGCCGGCGGGCACACGAAGAACAGCCACTCGGGCTGGCCCGGTACCACGGGCTTGCTTTCCTTATCGGCAAACGCGCCGGGGCCGGTGGGCTGCCACGAGAGGAACGGGGGCTGGGCAAACTGGCTGCCAAGGCGAAAGGCGAAATAATCCGTGCCCTGCCACTCGGCCGGCAGCCCGCCGCGCACGGCCGTGCGCAGCCCCGACACGTCGTGAAATGCCGGCAGCAGCGGGTCGAGCGGCGTGGTGGTGAGGCGCAGGTAGTAGTCGAGCAGGTTGGTGGTGCACACCTGCGTGGCCACGGCCAGGGCCGGCGTGGGCACGAAGGCCCGCAGCAGGGGCCAGAGCAGCGTATCGAGCCGAAAGGCGACCTCGCCCCGCGCATCCAGGCGCTTGCTCAGGGTGAGCACCGGAGCAAAGTCGGCCGCGCCGTGGCTGCTTTCGGCCCACAGCTCCAGCTCCACGGTAGCGCCGGGCACCAGGGGCAGGCTCAGCGGATACCAGAGCGGCTGGCCCACGAAATCGATGCGCTGGCTCGGGCCGGTCGGGGCGGGGGGCAGCGCGCTGCCCGTGCTGGCCACCGTCACGTTTACGGTGCGCTCGCAGCCGGCCAGGCCATCGTCGCGCACCTTGACCACGTGCGCGCCGTTGGCCACGCCCCTGAATACGGGGCTGACCTGCTCCGGCCCGCCGTCGAGGCTAAAGAAAAGCGCGGCCAGCGCGTTGCCCGTAAAGCCGGCCGTGAGCGTTACCCCCGCGGTTGTCGTGCTTTGGGTAACGGTAGCCGTGCCCAAAATACAAGTCAGCGGCGCGGCGTAGCCGCAGGCCGGGCTGTTGAGGTCCACGGTGGTCGTGGTACCGCTGTTGCCGTCGTAGAACCAGGTCGTGTAGGTGGTCGAGGCGGTGCCGTTGGCCCCGCACTCGGCGTAGAGCAAGTCGCCGGCCGCCAGGTGCACGTCCACCGGCTGCGGGTCGAGCGTGGCCACGCTGCGCTGCTGGGTGGTCGAGACAATGGTTTTAGTGGACGTGTCAAACCACAAGCCCCGGCCTTCCCAAAGACTACCACTCGTATTGCCGTAAATGCGCGTCCAGGTGACGCTTACTTGGGACATCATAGCCAGCAGGTTTTATCGTAGGTAAGCGGGACAAAGTCACCCAGGCTGAACTCGAAGCGCCAGCCGATTTCGTTAGCCAGGCTCAGCGTAGCCACCGCCTCGAGCTGCAAGCCATCGAAGGAGCCGAAGTCAATTTCGCGCGCCTTGTGGGCCTTGCGCAGCCGGCTCAGCACGTCGAGGGCAATAAGCTCAGTCTGGGCCCAGCCCGCATCCTGCTCGGCAAAGTCGTCGCGGGAGACGCTTTGCAGAATCACGACGGCCGAGCTGCGCTGCCCGTAGGGCGCGGTACCGTCCTTGTCGAGCAGGCCCAGCGTGGGCGTTTCCAGCCAAAGCATCGGGTACTCGTTCTCGCTGCGGGCGCCGCCAATGATGCGCGAAACGGGGCCGTGCGCGAAGCCTTTTAGCTCCACGTGCGCGGCCGCCAGCTGGCGGAAGTAGTCAATAAAATCAGGAAGGGGTGTTGCCATACTCAAAGGAACACCCCGGCCTTACCCCTTAATAGGCCTTAATCACGCTGCGCGTAATCGCGGAACAGCGGCTGCTCAGGGTTATAGAGCAACTCGTAGCTACCGTTGTCTTTCAGCACTCTATCCTTATAATCGCGGTAGCATTTGCGCAGTACTTCCAGGTCGGCATCGGAGGGGTCGATGTCGTAGAGCTGGCAAAAAGAGCGCAGCGCCTGGCGCTCGTTTTGCGTGGCCACCACCTGGCCCAGCACGAACATTATCATTTGCTCCAGAAAGAGCTTATCGAACATCTCGCCGATTTGCTTGGCCGAGGTGGCTGTGATGGTGTAGTGCTTGAGCGCCGTGGGCAGGCTCAGCAGGTACACCGCGCCCTCGGGCTGCTCCGTCCGGTTTAGCTGCCGGAAGGGCTGCTTCTCTACTTTCATGCGCACCACCCGGCCCATAAACGTGTTCTGGTGCACCGGATGCGGCTGCGCTCCCCCAAACTTTTTCAACATAAACTGCCGCACGTGCGGCAGCACTGGAATAGCGTAAACGGTAGAGTTTTTCACAAATAGCAGAAAAGGAATGCAGGGCAAAACTACCAACGCAGTAGCGTGGTAATTAGGACGCAACCGAAGCGGCTTTGCGGGCCCTAAGGGCACCTGAGCGCACTAAGGCAGCGCGCACGGCTTGCACCGTAGTAGCGGACACTTCCTCTAATTGTGCAATTTCCCGTACCGACCGATTACCCCGAAGCAATTTAGCTATTTTCGGCCACTTCTTTAGCAAACCCTCATCTTCCAAACTCGTGCCAGCCGGCCGGCCCAGGTGCTTGCCCTTGCGCCGGGCCTCGGCCTGGCCCGAGAGGATGCGGTCGGCGCGGTCTTCTGTCTCGGCCCGCCCAAACTCGGCCGTGAGGGCAAAGAGCATCGAGGCGATGGGGTTGAGCTTCCGGTTAGGCAGCAGCGTCTCGATGTTGTAGCGGTGCAGGTAGATGCTCACGCCGGCCGCCGTCAGTTCCTCCAGCAGCAAGTGGGCTTGCGAGGGCAAGCGGCTCAGGCGCGAGACTTCGGTAATGAGCACGTGGCTGACTTTGCCGGCTGCCACCAGCTCGCGCAGCTGCTGCACCTCGGGGCGCTGCGAGTTGCGGCGCTTGCTGGCGCTGCCCTTCTCACTTATTATATAAGGAGCGCCCCAGCCCCGGCTCTCGGCCACCGGCTCCAGGTCGGCTACCTGGCGCGCCCAGTCCTGGGTGAGTTTGGAGACGCGGGCGAAAATGACGGGAAACTGTACCATAAAAAGCTAGTGCTTTCTCCCCTACAAAAACGGGGCGTGAAAATGTGCCCGGACGGGCTCGAAAACGGGGGTAAAACCGGGAATACTTTTTCTGGTACAGTTTCCGCACCTTTTTAAGTAGAATACCCGACGCGCGTCAAGAGCGACCCTTGCAGGTGCAGCGCGGCATCCATCATGTCGGCCGGCGAGAGCGCCCCATTTTTTTGCCTTACCAGCACGGCCAGGACTTCGAGGCAATCTGCTTCGTTGAAAACATCGAAGCACAGCTGCTGCCAGTGGGGCGTCTGGCAATTAATAATCATGCGCATCAGATGCGGCCGCAGCGGCGCATCCGGAATAACCGTATCGACAGTGAGCAGGCCGCAGGGCTTATCACTGTCGCCGGGAATGTTGGCCAGCGCAGGGTGGTGGCAAAGACGAACCAAGAATTGTGTATCGTCTATTTCGAGAACTTTGGCGTAGCGAATCATAAATGAGCAATTAGCCTTTAGAGGGAAGTGAGTAAGCAGCGAAGAGGCCGGCCAGCGTCTCTAGCACGTCGGGCACAGTTCGGCAGGTGAAGACCATATCATCGCGATGGGCGCCATGGTCTTTTATGAAAAGGTTAATGAGGTCTACCATCTCCGCCTCCGTGGTATTTTCATCACGGCCAGCCTCAAATAGCTTCTCTAGCTCCCAAGTGCCGAGCGGCCCGATGCCTGGAAATACTAGCAAAGGGGTGAAGTCATTAAATCCCGGCCCGGTCAGGTAGTACACGTGCTCGCTCACTCGGAAGCACTGGGTGATAATCTTGTCGGGGCGCTTGGGGTCGTAGGCCACCACGTGCTTACCAGGCTGCAACTCGGTAATCAGCTCGCGCAGGGTTTTCTTGTTGGTACTAATCATGATTCGATTTTAAAAGCGTATATACTGACTGAGGTTGAGGGACTTCTGCTGAAACTTGCCGAGAATGGCCCGCAGCTGAAGGTTTTCCTCTTCCGAGAGGTTGCAGTAATTCAGCGCAAAGCGGTTGTGGTGCAGCGCGGCCAATTGGTCGTAAGTCACGCGCAGCTGCTTGGGCTTCGGGAAGCGCTTGGGCCGGGCGGGCGTGAGCTGCTCGCGGCGGTGATACTGGAGTAGCTTTTTGCCCAGGTTGCAAAAGGGCGTGAAAGTGAGCATTTCCAGATAGGGCACCGGGTGCTTGGCATTGGTCACGTCCTGCACGAGCACGGCCACCGCCCGGGCCAGTAGCCCGGCCTCGCCGCGCTCGAGCAGAACTATCTGGTCGAGGTGGGGCAGTTTCATTTATGGCTCCGCCGCTTATGAACTAGCGCTCCTATTGCCTGATTGCATACCAACACGCCTAATTGCCTGGCTGCGTCTTGGTCGCTTACCGCATCACCGTCGAACTCGTCATCCCAGCGCTCCACTATATCTATCCACAGGTCAAGACCTTGGCCCAGTTCGTATGGCTCACCGTCCCCGCCGCCGCCTTCCTCAAAGTTTTCCGCCCAAGTAGTGGCTCGCTCCTCAAGGGCAACGCGGTATTTTTCCTGCCCCTGGGATGTTGCAAGGTCATAATCAAAAGGCTGGTTCATACCCACTCGCCTTTCTTGAAGCGAGCGACTTCCTGGCCCGTGGTCATGTCGTAGAGCATCGCCACTTTGATTCTGGAGGCCTCTTTGGCCACCCAGCGCTCGTGGCGCTTGATTTCGACCGCCCGGGGGTCGGCCGCCACGCGGCCCTCGCGGATATTGCTGCGACCATACCAGGTGCGCACGTTGCCGTCGAGGAAGTAGACCAGCAGCTTGGTCAGGGCGTTATCAACAAACTTTTGCACAGAGGCAGAGCGGGTGTAGCTCATGGCTAGGCGGTAACTGGACGGGTGAAGGAAAAGGGAGTAGTGAGCGGCCGGGTGGGGTTGGCCACCTGGTCGTAGTAGCGTTGCAGGGCATCCGGCCCCAGGGCGCGCAGCTTCGTCTCGTGGTAGCGGAATAATTGCACCCCGCTCATGGTCTGGGTGCGTTTGGGGGCTATGCCAAGCCGGTGGGCTTTAAGCTGTTGCCGGGCTTTTAGTAGGGCACGGGTGATGTTGCGCTGGCGGTTGTTGGCCTCCTGGCGAGCGTGCCAGGCTTCGGTGCCGCTGAAGCCGCGGCTATTTTCGGCATCGAAGTAGCCGGCACCCTTGACAAATTCAGCAAAAGGGCTGGGTACAAACTTGTTATCGTGCCGTGCGAAGTAGGCTGCCGCCAAGTCGATGCGCTGCAAAACCTGGTCGTGGTAGCGTTGCCACTCGACCGGCGTTAAGCGCTTGCCGAAGCCATAGTACGTGCCATACCACATGGCTTCCAGGGCTTTGCCCTGCTCCACTTCATCAAATCGGCGGGTCGGGTAGAGCCGTTTCCAGGCGTAGTGCCAGGCTTGCGTTACCCAGCCCAGGCGCTCGGCTTGCAGTTCGGCGGCCGCCGCGCCCCCTGAGCCTGATTTCGTCGCCTGGGGGGACGTTGCAGGGGCTGTGGGAGCCGGCCGGGGTTGTGCCTGCGGCCCTGTGTTGCCAGTCAAAACGTCCCCCGCCGGTCGAGAAACTAACTTTTCCACATGGGCAATTTCTATTTCTACTTTATCCTGTTTTTCCAGTGATACAAAAGGTGGAACTTTTGTTGCTGGGGCCGAAGCTGGCGAAGGCGCGTATTGGCGTTTTTTAGGCCCATTTTGGGCCTCCTGAGCGTCTTTTTTCCACACGAACTCCGGTGCTAAGTAGAGCTCGTAATTGGCTTGCCAGCCGTGACCAACCTTGCGGGTAATGAAACCGATTTTTAGCAGCTCCTGCAGGTGGTCGCGGATAGCACGTGACGAGACGTTGCGGGCGCGGGCCAGCGCCTCGCTGTTGGTGGCCACTGGCGGCGGGGTGCGATGCGTCGGGGCTTCATCGGTGGCTCCTTCCAGCAAGAAGGGCACGCGGCGCAGCTGCTCCACGGCATCGATGCCCCAGACGAGCAGCAGGCGGGCCGTGGCCTGCGCACCATCACTGATGGCTTTGGGCCGCACGAGGTAGTGCTGCGGCGTGCCTTTGATGGTACGGGTGCGCAGCTGCGTGGGCAGTTCGGATTGCAGCTTTTTGAGGTAAGCGGCGAATTTGCCGAACGCGGAGCGTTGGGTGTAGGGTAGCGGCAACAAGCTAGGGGCGAGTTGAGGGTGGAAAAGAGAAAGAATGTGGCCGGGGCGGTATGGGCAGCCCAAAATCCACCTCCGGCCGAACCTGCGTGCAGGCCCTGTGCGCTCCGTCTGGCGGCGAAACCAGCAAGGGCGCGTTACCCTGATTTTAGGGCAAAGCGCGGCCTAGCCTCCCAAAAGGAAGGAGCTATACTATTGATAAACAATTGCTTAATTTTTCAAGATTCCTCTTTAAAAATTAGGCAATAGCGCCCCGTCCGGCCTCGCGGCCGGCAAAGCGCACCGGATTCCCACCCAGGGCGCAGCTTCTCCCACTTGGGACGGGGCAGGTGTTATTTCTTGTCAGGAGCAAGCCCGTATTTGGCTCGCAGCCTCTCAGACCGGGCCATTATATCGGCCGCTTCGAATAGGTCTTTAATTGCCTCGGGCAAGTCAGGTTTATCCTCTTCGCACGAATCGAAAGTTGTCATTACCTTCTCCTGCACGATGCGGTGCAGCTTCACCTTTGCCTCAGCAGCATTAGCTGCGGTGATTTTCGTTCTGAATTTTTCAGGTTTCCCTGTGCTGCCAGGCATTGTGACAGTGTAGGTTAATTTATAAATTGGCATAAATCAATCAGTTACAAAATACAGGAATCAGGTTTAGCCGGCCGCTCGGGGGCCGTGCGGTCTAACTCGGCCAGCAGCAGCCAGCGCAGAGTAAGCAAATGCTTGCGCCGCACTGGGTCGCGCTGGTGCAGGCGGCTCTGCTCATCGAGCCAGCCCAGCAGCTCGGCCGGGGGCGTGAAGAGCGCGGGCCAGGTGGGCAGCTCACTCATCAAGCGGTGCTGGCTGCTGCGGCGACCGCCGGCGATGGAGCAGCCAGCCTAGCAGGCTAAACACCGCCAGCATCCCCCAGGGCAGCCAGAGCAGGGCCGTTACCTTCCACCACGACCAGGCGGCCACGCGGGTAAGTCCGGCCAGCTTGAGCCCGATGGGGCCGAATACCAGCAGCAAATAGAGATAAAGGCCCGCCAGCGTGCCATCGACGGGCGTAGCGGGTGGGGCGGTTTTATTGAGAACTTGGGACATATAGCGGTGGGAAAAGGAATGAGTAGTAGCGGGGCCGGGCGGCACCCTAGTACTAGGTGATGCTCAGGGCCGCGACCAGGGCGGCGAGTAGGGCCGCGCCGCTTAGGCGGGCACGCCACCAGTGGAGAGGGTTAGATATCATCATGGTCCTCTCCTAAGTCTGAGAACGTGCCGTCTAGCGGATGGCCATTCTGGTAGAAATCATCAGCCTCTTCCGCGCTGAGCCCCGCTGCTCGGGGCGGGCCGGGCGGCCTGTCAAGCTGCCACTCCTGCTGCACCCGCGCCAAGTCGAGGTATTCATCAGTGCAGCCTGGGAGTTCCTGGATAAGCACCTGATAGGGGTATAATTGCCCCGGCGTGTTCACCTGAATCTGATACACTTGCCACTGCTGCGGCCCACCGGGCGACGACTCGCCCAGGAAGACGGCTTTGGTCCAATCAGCCATTGCTAAGCCCTCCCTTCGTTTGCTCCCGGTGCTCGCGCTCCCAGCGTTGCATCGTTTTGTTGCCCCAGAATTCCCCGAACTTGAACAGCGCCAGCGCGTCGGTGCAGGCCAAATCCACATCTATGTAGTCCTGGCTGTATTTCTCGGACCCAGCTGTAATTTCCCGCTGACCCATTATCTCGACCTGATAGGTGTGCGATAACGTCTCCCGGTTGTTGTATTTGCGGACAGCTGCCGCGAAATTTTCTTGCTCCTTCTTATTAATCCAGAAAGAGATGATATACTTCGTACTAGCCAAGACGCGGCCCTCCTTTCAACGCGCCCAGCCAAGTAGTTACATTCTCTATCTGCCAGAGCGTTACTTCCAAATCAGACCGCAAATCGCGCTCGCGGGCGGCATCGGGCAGCCGCCGACCCTCGGCGTACTGGCTCAGCACCCAGCGGATGGTGCGCTCGTCCTGCTGCAAGCCGGCCAGCTCCAGTTGGAGCGAGTACAGGCGCCCAGGGCGCGGGGTGGGCAGCTCGCTCAGCGAGCGCACCTGGTGGCCCTGCGCCCGCAGGCGGAGGGCCAGGTCGAGCGCCGGCGGGCACGCCTGCGTCGAGGTGTAAATTTTGATAACTGGCATCAGGCAGCTTGTTGGAGCGGTTGGGAATCAGCGTTTTCAGCATCCGCCATCAGTTCGAGCAGGCGGGCCTCGTGTACCTTGCGCAGGGTGAGCAGGGTGCAGAGGCGGTCGCGCTCGGCATCGTAGGCGGCCGTTTCCTTATCGGGCTGGCCGGCCAGCCGCTCGATGAGCGGATTGATGGCCAGGTCGAAGCAGCGCAGCGCCTCTTTGTGGTGGGGGATATCGAGTTGAAAAAACTCGTCGATGGTGACAGAGGTAACGTCCATGTTGTGAGCTGGAAAGGGTGATTGATTAAGCCACCTTCAGCGCCGCTTCCGACGCCAACGGGGTAGTAGATTTCTTGGGTTTCTTAGTGGCCGGGGCCGCTTTGGTGGGCTCGGGCCGCTCGCCGGGCAGCGTGCAGGCCAGCACGCCCACGCCCAGCCCGAAGGCCTCCACGTCGGCGCGCTTGAAGCGCAGGCGGCCGCAGAAGTCGTAGGCCGGCAGGTAGGCGCGCTTGCCCGCAGTGTCCCAGCGGCCTTCCTTCACCCACTTCTCCACCGTCTTGCGGTCGAAGCGGGTGTAGTCGGCTACTTGCTGCACGCTCAGCAGCGGCTCGCCGGCCGAGGCGGCCGGCGTGGCTAGCTGCGCCAGCACGGTATCGAGCTTGGCGGTGAGAACCAGAATATCCTGGCGGGAAGCGAGGTCGAGCGTCATGGCTAGTCGGTGTGCTGGGCGTAGGTGGGCTTGAGGGTGCCGGTAGTGAGCGCGGCTTTGCGAGCCTCCGCATAGAAAACATTGCTGAGCAGCAGGAAACGGGCTTCGCGGATGCGGTTTACTTCTGCTTTATGCACGAGGCCCCGGTAGTCGGCGGCGGGGCTGAGGTGGCTTTGGTAGGCCAGTAGCTGGAAAATGCCGCTGCCCTGGGGTGCGTAGGCGTAGCTGACCTGGTAGAGCCAGCCATCGTTGGAGCGCCACGTGGCTTCGAGAGCCGTGGGCGCGATGCCGCCCTGCTCTAGCACCGTAAAGCCCATCCGGCGCAGCCAGATAGCCAGCGACAGCGTGAGGTTGCGGGGGCTTTTGGGCGGGTTGTGGTCGAGGGGCAGCGTATCCATCGGTTAGGCGGGAGGATTAAGGAGGTCTCGGTACATATCACGGAAGCGCGAAAAGGCCGTCCAGTGATTGATGCCGCGGTAAATCACATCTCGCTCCTGCTCCGTCGCGTAGCGCTCCCGCACCTGGCGGTGCAGCACTGGCGTGACTTGGATAGTGGTATCAATGAACCACAAGTCGCCAAGGACGGGGTGCCAGTGGTCGATGCGCTGCACGAGCATAGCACCGTCAGGAAACTCGAAGAGGTTGATGCAATCCACGGCTAGGCAGCTTTTTTAAGCAGGCTGAACTCACGCCGGCAATCGGTGAGGTCGATTTCGCGGATGCCCTGGGGCAGTTCGTCCACCAGCCAGGCTTCCTGGTCGGTGCGACCCTCCTCGGCGGCCGAGCGCAGGGCCAGGGGCGTGGTACCGCTGACGTACACGGTCAGGTGGCCGGCCTTATAGGTGTAGCCCAGGATAGGCTCGGGCTTGACGCGGGGCACGAGAGCCGCGCCGGGCGCCAGCGTCGAGACCTGCACCAGGGTATCGGTGTCGGCATCGCGCAGGAAAACGTGCGGAAAGCGTAGTTGCTTGGCCATGAGAAAGGAGCTTAGGCAACTTTGGATTGATTGACAGCTACTTCCAGCTGGCCGCTGAGGCGCTGGCGGCGGCGGCGCTCCCACTGCACCACCAGGGGCGTTTCTTCCTGGAAGTGGGGGTGCGTGGCGTTGATTTCCTGGGCGCGGCGCTCTAGCTCGGGCAGCGGCACGAGCATGATGAGGTTGGCCGGCAGCAGCGTGGCCGTGAGCACGGCCAGGTCGCGCAGGCAGGGCTTGCGGGGGGCCGGCGCGGGGTCGGTGTTGAGGTACACAGGTGTGAGATGTGAGGGGTGAAAGGATAGCTTTTAGAGGTCGAGCACGGGCACGACGGCGCGGGCCGGGGCCACGGCCGGCAGCAGCTGGGCAGGAATCTGGAAGTCGGGCAGGCCCACGCGCACCAGGTCGATGAGCCAGGGCAGGCTCACCTTGCGGCACTGCTTCACGGCCCGCAGCTGCTCGGCGGTGGCGGCGTGGCCACTGCGCACCAGGGCATCGAGGGCCGTGGTGGGCAGGTCTTCACAAACCAGCGACATGAGGTGGTAGAACCTCTGGCGGTCAGTAGTCAGGGGAGCGTGCATGGCAGGCTTGACACGATTCGCCCGCCACTTGCTTTATTGCAGGTGCGTTGTCGTGTCGCTACACAATATTACGCAGTGTGGGCTATAAATAGCCCAATGTAAACAGTCTATTTATAGACCAAAAAGCTAAATAAAGTGCAACAAACTATCAATGAGCGCATTAAATTTTTGATTGACTCATTGAATTTGAGCGTCAGAGGGTTCAGTGCTGTACTAGATACCCCTGCCAGCACTACAAGAAACTACTTGGACAAAGGCACAAAGCCTAGTACGGACTATATAGAGCGCATTTCAGAACGCTTTCAGAACGTGAACATCCACTGGCTTATCACCGGTAACGGCGAGCCATTTCTCTCTTCTCACCCAACTATGAATGCAAACAGCAAGAATGACATAAAAAAAGTCAAGGGCACCGTGCAGGCCAACACAGGCGACACGGTGAATAACATTACCCTCGACAACTGCCAGAGAGACCTGGCAGCCGCAAAGGCTGAAGTCAAGGCCCTTCATGAGCAACTCGCTTCGCGCGATGCCTTGCTAGCTAGCAAAGACGCCCTCATTGCTGCCAAAGACGAAACCATTTCCCTGCTGCGCGCCAGCTATACTCGCCCCAACTAATGAAAACAGCTTTCCTGTTCTGCGCCATAGCCTTACCCATTGCAGCGAGTGCGCAGAAGCTTCAAGCCACCGCGCCTCCAACCACCTACCACGTTGGCAGCGAGAAAGCTCCTCTTTACTACACGCCAGCCGACACGGCCAAGAAGACGGGCTTCTACCTGTCGGCCGGCGCTGAGGCTATCGTAGTGGGCGAGTACTCGCCGCGCTGGGTGATTGTGAAACGAGAAGGTTTTTTATATATAACTCCTACTCAGCGGCTCACTGACTACAATTCGGCGGCCCTAGAGGCTGGCCGAGCGGCCGATGCGGCCGGGCTGCCAGTTGACCCGCAAACGAAGCTCATCACCTACCAGGGCGTTGTAGAAGTACCTGGTGTGAGCAAAGCCGACCTCTACACCCGCGCCCACGGTTGGGTAGCGACCGCCTACCGCTCGGCCAATACGGTTATCCAGATGCAGGATAAGGAGGCCGGCCAGCTCGTGGTGAAAGGCTTGACGCGGGTAACCCTGCGAAGCCTTGGTCTTAACGCCGACGCCGGCGCAGTGCGACACACTCTCACCATTTACGTGAAGGATGGGCGCTATAAATACGTGCTGACCGACCTGACTCACGATGGCGCAGGAGTACCTAATATCTACGCTGCTGGCCCCTTAGAGCGGGAGGAAGGCAAAATCTACAGTTTGGGCTCAGCCACTAAAAAGCAGTGGGCTGATATAAAGCGCCAAGCTAACCAAGATGCTTACCGGCTAATTGCTGACCTACAGTCGGCTATGACGTTGAAAGGCAAAAAAGACCCCAGCGACTTCTAATGAAAATCACCCGCCAATTGCGCCTCGACGCATTAGCGGTCGATGGTACCGCTCCGATTCAGCTCACCATCACGTGGGAGGGCAACCGCCTGCGCGTGGGGAGCGGCGCGGTGGTGCGGCCCGAGCACTGGGACGGCAGCCAGGTGAAAGTGCAGCCGGGCACGCCCCACGCCAGCGTAAACCCGCGCCTGAACCGGGCCGCTGAAGCCGCGGGCGAGGCGCAGCAGCTGGCGACCAAGCAGGGCCGCAAGCTGCCCAAGGCCGAGCTAAAAGCCGCCGTGGAAGCGGCCCTACACCTGGCGCCCGTGGTGCAGCAGGAAGCCGCCGCCGCCGTGGTGGTGCAGCAGGCCGCCGCCAACACCTTCGAGAGCCTCTACCGGGAGTGGCTAAACGAGCAGCTGCACCGCCCGCGCGGCAGCACCGGCAAGCCCCTGGCTAAAACCACGAAATCGGGCTTTCTGGCCACGTTGCAGCGGTTTCGGGAGTATGAGCAGGCGCGGGGCACTGTGCTGCGCCTCGAAGCGCTGGACCTGGCGTTTTACCAGGACTTCCGCACCTACATGCTCGATGAGCTAGGCCAGGGCCTCAATACGTTCGGCAAGCACATCGTGCGCCTCAAAACGTTTTTGGGCTGGGCCGAGCTGGAGCGAGACCTGCCCGTGCACCGGCATTTTCGCAAGTTTACGGCCCCCAGCAAGCGGGGCCGGGTAGATGCGCTTACCGAAACGGAGCTGCGGCAGCTGGCGGCCCTGGACTTCCGCGATGCCGCCACGCAGGCCCAACTGCTGGAGCTGCGCATCGAGCTGGGCCGCAGCACGGGCCAGTACCAGGGTGAAATCTCGCCCGGAACCTGGATAGCGCACGTGGAGCTGGCCCGCGACAAGTTTTTGGAGTGCTGCTACACGGGCCTGCGTATCAGCGATGCCAACCGCGCTGCCTGGCAGCACGTGCGCGGCAACCTGCTCGTGCTCGACGACACAGTAAAAACCGGCATCACGGTGTACGTGCCCTTCTACGACGACGATTTGTTTCAGCCCGTGGCCCTGGCCGAACGCTACGAACACCGCACGCCCTTCGACCTGCTGGTGCCCGAGTGCTACCGCACCAACGAGTTTTTGAAGGTTGTGCAGCGCCTGGTGGGCATCACGCGCCTCAACCTGACCACCAAAATCGGGCGCAAAACCTTCGTCACGCTCAAGCTCTACCAGGGCGTGCCGGCCCGGCTCATCATGCAGGCCACCGGCCACCAAACTGAGGAGGCTTTCAACCACTACGTGGGCGTGGACGAGCTGCGGCTGGTCGAAGAATTTATGCGCAAATCGCCCCGGCGGCGGGCAGCGTAGTGCGGCATTTTCTGCGGCAGTTTTTTTCCCGCCAGCCCCATGCCCTCCCAAGCCGTACCGCACTTATCGGCCAGCGCCGTAAATTGGGCGAAACGTAGTAGAACCGGGTAGGAGGGGCGGGAGAAAATAAACTCCTAACGCGACCACCACCACGGCCTCTACGCTAGCGTAGAGGCCGTTTTTTGTTGCTAGGAGGCGATTTTGGCAGCCCTGCCGGGCCTTTTGCCAGTGTAACTCGCAAAATTTTTGCCGCTTGCCT